GGCATCCGTTATTGTTGCCGAGTCTGCCAGAGGTCTACTGAACTGCTTACTCAGTGCCTCAGTTACGATGCTCGTATCATTGAAGCTACGATTGAATTGTACTAACCTAGTGAATACATCTGATGAAACAAAGCCTTCAGTCAAAGCCTTTGCCATATCTTTTACAGATGCATCAGAGATAGTTGACGTATCCTGTATTTGCTTGGATACATTTTTCGTAGCAGAGTCGGATGTTGTTATTGTGTCAACAACCAACTTGGATACGTTTCGTCTCTCACTATCACTAACAGCAAATGTGTCTGACGCAGGCTTGGCTATACTCTTTGATAACTTATCATTGAGTACGGACGCGTCGGACATTGATTTGCCCACGTCCTTAGCCAAACTCTCAGTAGCAACAACCGCATCAGATAGTAATTTATCTACATCAATGATGTTGGCATCAGATATCGCAACGCTATCAGAGAAGCTTCGTAGTATAACAATTGTTACTACGATAACATCAGTAACTCCATAGGAATCACTAAATGGTTTCTCAACAGCTTTAGCCGCCGCATCGTTACTAGAGAAAGAATCAACCCTTAGTTTTTCTATAGAAAGGGAGATGCTATCGTTTGCCGATACTACGTCTTGGTAGAGCTTATACCATCCAGCCTCGTCGAGATAGGATGTGGCTTCTATCAAAGCAGCTTGAATCGCCGTTTGCGGTAACTCTATTGATACCGTTGCGGTTCCGACAGCAGCAAACAGAGAGGCCGAAGCCTGTGCCCGTTCGATGACTACATTCACCGCTTGGACACTAATACTGCTTGCTACCCTTACTTCTGAGACTATGGCTGAGGCGAGGACGGAAGATACCGTCGCTCCCATCTTAGAACTCCGAACGTAGTTTGAACTTTAGTAGATCGTAGACAGTCTGAATCGAACCGTCGCTGAACGTAATTTCAATCTCACCCTCGTACTCACCGGGTGGGCCATCCAGCGCAGTAGGCTGGCTAGTCCAGTAGAAAGCAACGATGCCGGCAGCGCCGTTGGTTACTACACCAGTAATCGTAGCTGTCAGGGTGGTGGAGCCTACCTGTCGGAACTTCAGAAGGACGGTAGCGCCAGTGATGTTGATTGCATCTCCGGTAGTCTCGTCACTCAGAGTGCAGACCAAGGTCGGCTTAGTATCTCCTTGCACTAGCTTGATCTTGTCCGTCATTAGATTCTCCGAATTTTCACATGCTTGCTGACCCGCACATAGTTCTTCAGTGCGCGATCGCGAGCTACATTCAAGCCAGCGCGGTACAAAGCTTCACGCGCAACAGCCAGCTTGGGATCGTAGTACGGCTTGGTTGGAGAGATTGCCATTCTAGCAATTGTTCCGTGGCCGATGATCTCAGCATAGTCCTCGAAGATGACATCATCAATGGTGTCCACACTACGAGTAGGCTTGAGCGCAACAACCAGCGTCATTGCGTTGGCTACAGTTTCATTTGGAATTGGATACACACTGAACACATCCGGGCCCTTCTGGAAGACATTTCTTGGATCTTCCCTGCGGACGGGTGCTTCTGGTGCATTGGGGTTGTAAGCCGCTGGTGTATTGATTTCGTCGAAAGACACTGGCACAAGCTCTCGCCCTTTGTACCAAGCCTTCAGGATCTTTGTAACCCTGCGATTGCTTGGAGGTTCTAGGTCGTAGTCTGCCAATCCATCAATAGCTGTGACCGGGTCTAGCGTTTCCTGTAGGATGAAAGACTTCTCGCAGAAATCAATGATAGTGTTCTTGACTTCGAGAAGTGCCATATCTGGATTCGCCCCCGGGACTTGCGGCATCACATAGTCTAGGAAGTCGGTGTGGTTTTTCATCCTCGCTTAAGCTCCTTCTCCCACAGTGCGCGTAGGTTGGAGGCACGAGTACCTTCGGAATATTCATCATCCCGCAACTCAGCCCGGAACACTACATAGTAGGATAGCAAATGGGAAACATTGTGTGGTAATGGAACTTCATCAGGCAGTTCGTATTCCGTATAACCATTCATCCACCCCATACCAAGACGAAGGTCAGGACGGATGCGCCACATTTCCTGAACCCCATCGTTGCAGTACCCCATCAACTGAGGGTCGGTATATCGCACTCCGTCTTCGTCATTCAGTGTGACGCGGACATCATCGACTACCATTTGGAAAGTGTGTGCCATTTATTTCCTCACCATTTAACCTTGTCTGCCCAATACGCCGCCGACATTTTCCCTTTGGCTATGTCTTTAGCGTGCCGAGCTTTGAAGGACTTTTGTCTTGCCTTCTCGCTAGCTGTCTTAGGGTTCGCCCCAGCGCCACTCACACCTTGCTGCCCGAACCTAATCGTCTTCACTTGATCGCCTTCCTTGGCAACAACAACGTGAGACTTGGTTGGATGATTGGGGGTGCGCTTTGGTTTGTTGTACCCTTCAACACCAGCTCTTTCAAGCCTTGGGTCTTTCTTCATTTCTTAAAACCTTTCAAGGTCTGGGCAAGTCGAGCGCGTTGACCCAGCTTGCCCGGAGCCTTAGCAGCTTTGGCTAATTTTTTCTCAGGGATCTTCTCGCCCTCTTTCACGCCTAGTTGCTTACGAAGAGCGCCCGGCTTCTTGATAGCGTCTTGAATCCACTTTTCCTTCTTAGCCATTACTGCTCCTTACTTTTCAAATTTAGAAATGTCAGGCTGTTCATACATCGGCTCGAATGCCGAGAAAGGCCAGATGCCTGTGGGCTGTCCGGGGAACTGAACCATAACAGCGTTTCCCCTTGGAACCCAACAGAACCGGACGAAGTCAGCCCCGTCCGTTCCGTAAGCATAGCCATCAAACATTTGGTGATCACCACAATGCTTTGTGTCGCTAGTGATAACGGTTAAGCCGCCCACGTTGTTCGCAAAGAACATTGCGTGGTAGTGCGTCCTACCGGGGTCATCACACTCGGGGCATTCATGTGCCCAAGCAAATGCGCTAAGCGCCATCAGTGCTGCAACCAGTATCTTTTTCATTGCTGTACCCTCGGGTATAGAGGGCATGCAGCACCCTCTGAGTTAATTACTCTTTGGATGCCTTCTTGCGTCCGAACACGGCACCAGCCATAGAAGCCATATCGGGTTCGGCAACTTGTTCTGCCTCAACAGCCTCAGCCTCAGCCTCAACGGGAGGAAGCTCTTTCTGAGTCTTCTTGGGTTTCTCTGGCTCCACATACGGCTTCATGTCTTGCCGCTTTGCCAACTTCTCATGCCATGCAAACAGGCGACCAGTTGGGATGTGGATCAGTTTGTTGAATTTAGATTTCATAAATCCTCAGTAAAAAAAATGGGAAGAGGCTCCCGTGATAGAGCCCCCTCCCGTCCCGTTAGCCTAGATTAGGCTTTCGAAACATACAGGTCAACCAGAGCTTCGGGCTTGACGACCTTGAAACCGTAGACGTTCAGACCACGAACGATGTTGCCGAACGTAGTTTGAGCGCGGAGGGTTTCGACGTTGGTGATCTGCGAAGCAAACGAAATTGCATCGCGGGTACCAGACAGGACGTGCCAGCAGTTCGTGCCGCCATCGCTAACAACGTCGAGGTTGTTAGAAACGTACAGCGTGAAGCGGTCGATCATGCCGATCTTGCCGTTACGCAGCGGAGACTCTGCATCGCCGGTCAGGTAAGCTTGACGCAGGTCAGAGGTCTTGAGCATAGCGGACATCCAAGCAGGGATAACCATCCAGCGACCATCTTCAGGGACATTCTGCTCGTCGAGAACTTGACCGCACTTCAGGATGTTATCCAGAATGTTGTCTTTGTCGAGAGCGACCGAAGCACCAGTGGTACCCAGATCGATGTCGCCGGAGATTGCGCCAGCGGTTGCGCCTTGGTTGGCGGCAGCAGCATCGGGGGCGACGTTGTTCAGAACGTCGTTATCGATGGAGATCTTCATCTGCTCGCCAGCATCTGCTCGCCAGCGTCGTTGGTGAAGATGTCCATCAGCTTAACATCAGCCTGAACAGCGTCAACGTCGTCAACGATAACAGAGAAGTACTTGCCGTAGTCGATCGTCAGTTCGATCGGAGTCGAAGTCGGAACTTGGTTCGACAGGTTCTGACCTTTCTCATACGACGAAATAGTGATCGTCGGAATGGAACGGATATGAACGGTGTCGCCTTGGTTCTTGATCTCGCCTTCCCAGTCGTTGTTGGTGATTTCGCCAAGAACGGTGGACTTATAGAACTTGACCTGAAGCTTGCCGCTCCAAATCTCTGGGATAAATGCCGAACCGTTAGGATCAGCGTTGTAGGAATACTGCGGATAACCGGTATCTACTGGAACTGCCATTTGGCGTTCTCCTTCATAAAAAATAGATTTATATCCGCAGCACTAGAGGTTATCGAATACGACCCTCCAATGATGCGGCGTGGATTTCAGCTTCCAGCGCCACTTGCTCCTTGGCAGGGATACGACCTGCTCGACATGCTGCATAAAAATCTGCAACCTGCTTGCGGGTAAAGTATCGCTTGCCGGGTGGTGCATTAACACGCTTGTTGTCATCTGGGACTTGATGTTGCTGCACCGCGGGATTGTGGCGTTGGTTGTTTCTTGCTGCTACCTCGCTCTTGTATTTGTTAAAGAAGCGAGCTACCAGTTTGGCATCCCGGTTTTGTTCAGCGTTCGAGAGGAGGTCTTGGCGTGTCATGCCACTCAGCTCGTCATATTCATCCAGCCAACGAAGGAAGTTCTCGTCGGAGTTGATGTCTACCCAATCGGGTGCCAACGTATTCAGTTGGTCATAGAACGAAACCTCGACCGTCTTGACTGTTGTCTCATTGACAGCATCCAAGCGGCGCTTCAGTTCCGCAATCTCCATGTCCTTGCCTGCGTTGGCTTGCTGGGTTGCTCGTTTGATAACATCCAGCAAATCATCTCCATACTTCTCTCTGTCGGCATCGCTGATGAGTGTCGATGCTTGGGCTTGAACAGCCTGACTCTTCAGACCCTCAATCTCCTGATACAAGTTCTGAATTTGTGTTTTCAGTTCTTTGTTCTCGGACGCGAGTCGCGGAACCTCTGCACGGTACTTTCCCTCAATGACTCGATAACGCTGTTCCCAAGGCTCATCCTTCGGCGGGTCTGGCTGCTCGATAGGAGGTGGTGCCACCGAATCAATCGGAGGATCATTGGGAGCCGGATCAAGTGCCGGGTCAGTAGGTGGTGCGGGGTCAATCACAAGCTGGGCCTCATAAACCTGCTTGTGAAGTGCGTCTGCCTTATCAGCAGCTTCGCGTACCTTACGGGGGAGTGCCATAAATTTTCTCCATGAGCTTCGGATGCAATTGTCATCCTCGGTCTTCATTAGTGCTGACGTAATCCTCGGTCAGCTTCGAGGTATCAGAGCTTAGCGCCCTTGAAACTTGCGGATCGTGGCTTGTGCTTCGTCGCTACGACCAAGGAAGTCTCGTATGATCTGAGCCGCGCCTTGGTTCCAGCGAAGTTGAACTTCGTCCTTGGTAACGCAAGAATCGCGGTCGATTTCTTCGAGAGTATTCCGAAGCCATTGGCACACGGTCTCAAATTGTTGATTACCTTTCAAACTAGCTAGAGCTTGAACGGTAGGGTGATCTGGTTTTGTTAACACACATTACCTCTTAATCGATTTAGCCTTGGCTTCGTAATCACGAAGGGCAGCTTCGACAGCGGCCTCAAGAGCTTTGCGAGCGGTAGGCGAAGTCTCTTTAGGAGCATTATCAAGTGCTCTCTTAGTCGCTGCGTACCGGGCCCCCGCCTTCTGTACTTCACTCTCGCTAGAGGAATCCGAAGACTTACCCTTCGGTTTTGCATCTGCGGGATATGGTTTAGAAGGGCGTTGGTCGTTCGGGACACTCTTCGTAGGCGTTTCCTTCGACGGTCTAGTTTCGTTATCGCCACCTCTAGCTCCGGGCTTTTCTTTCCGAGTAGCGTTATCTACTGGAGGACGTTGGTTGTCAGGCATTGACACATTGCTTGTGCTAGCTGCAGTTTTATTCGTAGCAGCTTTCCTTGGAACGCGACGAGGCGCTGGCTTCTTATCCTCAGCCTTTGGTTCAGCAGCAGTAGTGCCACCGTAGTTCGGATTGGAGAAGATACCATTAGGCTTCGTGCCTTCAGAAGGAGGGGTGCTTTTATCAGAAGACCTCTGAAGAGTATCCCACTCAGAATCGGTTTTCTTGACTTCTGTGGTTGGCGACGATGTTGCTGGAGCTGGACTATCTACCGCAGATCCAACAGGAGAAACTCTACCCATACGTCGAGCAATTGACTCTCCTGTTTCTGGAACGTATTCTTTTCTGGCTCTCTCTGAATCGACAACAGATTGCTTTCTATCTTGTTCTGCTTCGTACTCTTTTTTCCCAAGACCAGCGCCATACTGTTCGTAAGCCCTGCTACCGGGTGCATCAATGTTGCCTGCTTTGATGCGATCCCATGTGCGACCAAGCGCTCCTGAAATTTTGTCTAAGACACCAGTTTCCTGTGACTTTTCAATTTCGCGGTAGCGATTAGAAGCCTCAATACCCATACGTTTGAACTCATCTTCAGATGGTGTACCGTCTGCGAGATGTTTAACCTCTTGGGAATGGAACGGACTTGGCTTGCTGACGACTCCGAAGGTGGGCTGGCCTCCGGACTTTGCCATATTTTCTCTCGCCCACTTTGGAACTGCCATCTCAGCATTTTCCTTTTTTCTTTGCCATGCCGCCGTTTGCCATCTTCTTCATGCCTTCTTTCTTCTGCATGTCGGCATACTGCTTCGGTGTCATCTTGCCAGCAGGGATGGCCTTAGCAGCTTTCTTTGCCATAGTCATATCCTTGCCCTTCTCGCCTTCAGACTTCTCACCCTTCATGTACTGCTTAGGGGTGATCTTCCCGCTCTTGAGCGCCTTGGCTTCTTTCATTTCCTCAGCCTTGGTGTCTTTGCCTTTGAACATTTTCATCGCGTCTTTGTCCTTCATAGTTAGCCTCAGATCATATTGTTTGTTGCAAGACTCGCAAGTACTCTTGATGCTGTCGAGTCATCCTCTGCGTAGTCACCCGTCATCCCACCATCTGCCATCTGTGGAACTGTGGTGCCTTGCATCGGCATACCGCCCGGTGCTGCTTGCTGTGGGGCGGGAAGTTGTTGCGGCTGCGGAGCCATCTGGTTTGCCATGTCTTGCAACATTTGCTGTGCAAGCATTTGCGCCCGTGCTTGAATCTTCTGCTCCTCAAGTGAGTCTTGATTTGGCACGATCTTATTGGTATCCATCTGCAGGCCACGCGCAGCTTCACGCAACAGGTAGGCCCTGCCTTCAACCCCGGTGATCTGGGAGTCAATCGGATTAGCCGTTGCCATGAGGAACTCGTTGCGACGCATCTGCAAGGTCTCTTTATGCAGCAGACCGATTGCACCTTTGGCAACAACCTTGAAGTCGCCCTTGATATACGGGTCGTTGTCGAACATCATGTTGTGGACATAGAGCCGCTGCACCACGCCAGCCACCACCACGTCGATCGAGGCGATTGCTTGCTTGATACCTTTGCTCGCGTTGTCCATCAGCATCGACAAACCGGATGCCGTACGCCCAGCGCCAGACACAGCAGACGAACCGTACACATAGTTCGGGATGCCGGTCACTTCGTCAGCTTGCTTGGAGAACTGCTGGAACACAGTCAGTAGCTCTTGGGCATTCATGTTTGGCTGGAAGAAGCGCACAGCAGGTTGTCCACCACCAGTGCGGTCAGACGTTGCTTGCCAGATCTTCCAAGGATAGACCTCAGTGATCTGCTCGCCATCAGGCAGTCGGTCAACCGTAACCTCAACCTGTGGGCCAGAGGCTACCGCCATGTTGTTCGCAATCGCACGGGCGGCTGCGTTACACATGATCTGGTTGTCGCGCATGATCTCAGGCAGAGCCACGCCCCAGAAGGAGTGCGGCACATCTTCCCAAGATGCTATGTTGTAAGGACGCTCACCTAATGGATCTGGGTTCAGCACCACTTTCCACAGGTTTCCGTCAGTCCACCAAGCATTGATCTCATAGATCTGCTCGGGGTCAATATCAGTCATTCCCCACTCAAGCAAGTACTGCCCAGTGACCGAACCCCAGAACTCAATGGTCTCGATCTCGCCAGACAGCAACGGATAGCGGAACGGCTTGCCAGCCAGCACGCGCTCTTCGTTGTCGCCTTGAATCCAAGTGCGGTATCCGCTCATGCCGTACTTCTGGATAACCGTCTCAAGCTCGTCGTTGTTCACCCCGGGGGTGCCACGCATAGCTTGTAGGCTATTCAGGTTTAGGCGGTGACGGTGAATCAGGTATTGGTCGTTCACCCCCGTCGATGCAGGGGCAGGGAAGATATCGTAAGGCGACACGCGCTCGAACTCTTCCTTGAATGCTTCCATGACGATCGGAGCAAAGTCCGGGCCCCACGCCATCGACTTGCGCCTCTTGATGTTCGGGCCCTTCAAGATAGCGGTCGGGAACGTCGTGAAGTCAGTGATGAAGTTCTTCAGCTCTTTGCCAAAGTGCCCTTGATCCAACTGGTCTTCGATCTTGTCACCCATCCGACGAGCAGCATCTTCTGCCTCAGTCTTTAGGCGGGTGGTGATTGCATCGTGTACTTCCTCCATGCGAGCACGGAAGGTCTCTGGGTGAAGCTCGCCACCTTCAGCGATAAACTGCTCGGCCTCGGTGCGCACCAGATCGACAATCGCTTGCCGCATCTCAGGGGGCATCATTGGGCTGTTGGAAACCTTCAGGTCGAATACACGATCCTGCTGGTTCAACATAACGTCAGTGATCCAAGACTCCGCGGCTCGGCACTTGACATCGGTCAGCATCATAAAGATATCTGAACCGCCGACTCGCTGAATCTCCATCATGCGATCAGGGTCATACTCACCCCGGCGCTGACGCTCACATTTCAACAGGCGCTCTACCACCACAGCCTTAGCTGTCTTTGCCTCGTCCCAGCACTTGCGAACGTAGGATGACAGGTTGGATTCGAAACGCGCATTTTCCTGAAGGTCGTCCTGACCCTCAACGCGAACTTCGATTTCTGGCCTGTTGATTGCGTATCCCATTTATGTCCATCCCCTAGAGGAAACTTTCTGAATCGACCTCGCTCTAGCTGGTGTCGTGCCGCTGCGGACTTTCAAGCATCCATACTGCAAAGCATCTTGGATGTGTGAGTACCCGTCCTTCAGTGGTCTGTCTTTGTACCGTGCTAGCCCGGAGGTCTTCAGTCGTTCGTATTTGTATCGACCGAGGAAACCCTTGCGCAGATTTGTGCAGCGAGGGTTAATTGCGAAGGCTGGTTTGCCATCGCTCATCTTGGTCATGAAAAAAGCCACCGCCTCTCTTCGCGGTATAAAGTCGTTAGTTGGTGCAGGTTCCGTATATATTCCGGCTTCAAGCAACTCTTGGAGGCAGGTTCGTTCGTCAGTCTGAGCGCGAATGTTCCCAGCAGGATCGCCGGCAGATACGATTTGGTAGTGCCCATAGTTGTTACTCAGGAAAGGTTTTACGATATCGTTGGCAAACTGACGGATACCCATGTCCTCTGAAACGAGTTCATCTAGGATCGTCAACCTGCCAGCCCCAGACACTTGCATGATTACGCATGCAGGAGTCAAACCAAAGTCCCAACCAAGAATGATCGGAAGCCCACTGGATGCTTCTACGTTGTTAGGCAGACAGTGGATCTTGTCGTTGTACTCTGGGTACACAGGCTTGCCATCCATCGTGCTGCCGTAGTTCCCAAGGATGAATACGTTGATCCAATCCGAGGGTTTGCTTGCAAGCTGCTGGGTGTAGTAGTCGTAACCGTTCGGGATGTTCCGGATGTTCTCGGCTTCCGGGTTCGGGACATACTCGCCATCTACCAGCAGCAATGCGCCGGGTTGCCTGAAGAACGCCCATGCCTCTGGCCTTTCCTCTTCGGCAACTTTGTAATACCAGTGATCGTCGTCCGGCGGGTTGGTGTCAAGGATAATCCCGCACCAGCTAGGCCCACCGTGCAACTTGGAGGGGTAACGTCCAACACGCTGCGTGAGCATGTCGAAGATTTCCTTCGGTACTTCTGAAGCCTCATTGATCCAGCCGCCTGTCAACTCCAATGAGCGAAGCTTGCCGGTCTCAGTAGGTTTGTCCAAAGCCATAAACATGACTTCAAGTTCCATGCCGGTGCCGTCGCCAATGTTAGCGATCTTCATCGTCGAGGTGATAGGCGTGTCCCACTTGATCGGGGCTATGTCGGCTGGGAACCAAGTCTCCCATGTCTTGATGGTCGTGGACTTGAGTTCAGGATATGTGTTACGAATAATAAGCCATCGAGAACGGCGAATCCCATCGCGGCCCGGACGCTGTCGCAGAGCGCGAGATACGATTTCAACGCAGCAACTTGAGGACTTGCCTGAGCCAACTGGCCCCATAAGGCCGCGTACGAAATGATCGGCGGAGTGGAACTTTGCTGCATTCTTTCCCGGGGGGCGATAGTTTACGATTTCAGACACGGGGTTAATCCTTAGGTGGCGGCATCCTTAGTTCGGTCTTGCCGGCAAACGGGGACTTGCCTTCTGCTATACGCTTACGGGCATGAGCTTCCGCTTTGTCGTACATAGCATCGGTCGGCTTCCCGCCTTTTAGTAAAATGTTAAGCTCTGCTTCGGACATGCCCGGCACCATCATCGGGTAGCTGAACTCGCCGTTGTCAGCAGAGATCTCGGTTGAGATTCCCTCGCTGGAAGGCATGACACCGAAGTATCCTTTGCCCTTGACTTCTATCGGGTCACTCACCCGTTCTGCGTGACGGAATCCATACGGGTTCAGGTTTACTTCTCCTGCCTCTTGAACGTCTCCGCCATCAGCCATCTTCAGGATCTCTCCCTTCTTATAGCTCTTGCCTACCCAATCAGGCTTATTCCCCATTGCCTTCCTCCGGGTTTGTCATGTTCAGGTTGAAGGTGACGGGTGCCGCATTGACATCCATCTTGATGTCTGACAGGTCGGGGAGGATCTTCTTCAGCAGGATCTCGATCGAACGGACTTGAGTGCTCGTCAACTCCACCTCGCCTTGGGCGTGTGCAGTCAGACGATTGATCAACTGAGCCGCTTGGATCTTCAGTCGAGTATTCTCGTCATGTCGGATTTTCTTGATTCGCGCTGCCATTGGTTGTCCTATAGTTTTTGAACCCCGGCCTTTTCAAAAGCCTTGAGGATGGTGCCGCCCAAGAGGATCAAGTCGTCTCGGTTGTGGAACTCCATCAGGTTCAGCTCAGCCTCAAACAAATGAGGGGTGCCATGTATGTTGACCATCCCTGTCAGGATGACAACGTGGGGAGCTATTGCCTTCTTGATATCGTTCTCATGCGTCACCTCGATCCCGCGCAGGGCTTCGAAGCTGTTCAGGAAGTTCTGAATTTCACGGATCGTGATCATAAAAATAATAAGTGGAGCGGATCAGGAGAGTCGAACTCCGCGGTCGTCAGCTTGGAAGGCTGCTGCGCGCCCCTTGCGCTTGTTGACCCGCATTGAAAATGGCTGCAAGGGCAGGCTTCGAACCTACGCACTTCTCCTTAACAGGGAGTTGCTCTGCCAACTGAGCTACCTTGCAATGGCTACTCATGAGGGATTTGCACCCCCGCCAACAGTTTTGGAGACTGCAATGCTGCTGTTACACCAATGAGTAGTAGAAAGAAAAGCCCCCCGGTCACACCAATCTCAAAGTAGGTGGAGCAGGGGGCATAAAAGGTCTATGGCTTAGAATCTGGGAGTCCGTGATCCCTTAGTCATCTTCATTACCGCACGGCGCTGGCCATAGTAAAGGGGCTAAGGCACTAGGCTCTAGATCCTAGCCGCACGGGTTTCCAAGGTTTATTTCCGGATCATGGAGTATCAATGACTCTCCCCGGGAATCCCGACCTCGACATCTGTAGTGAGCTTCTTCGATAGGCTGGATGTCAGTATGTCTGCGTTGCCTTAGCTTGACTCTGTGACTGGTTGCGGGAACTGGATTTGAACCAGTGACCTGAGAATTATGAGCCCTCTGCTCTACCCCTGAGCTATCCCGCCACTATATATGCACACGAATTTGATTTTGCAGAATAATAACATATGTTGTTTGATTTGACACCCCTTTGTTAAACTTCATGTGTCCCATGCCGGTACTTATGTTGCTTTGATAGCCTCCACTGTATCCGCCTCAGTCCCCAAGTCTCTAGGTGCCTCAACACATCCTTGACGCTTTCCTTCCTGTCTGCGTACTTGAAGTGCATCAACCAAGCTACCGCCTTCTCATGAGGGCTCAGGTGCGAGTGCCAAGTCCAAGTGTCTATGGAGTAGGCTTGTCTCTCCGCCAAGGCGCATCTCTCAATCTCCTCGACCGACTCCCCCTCCGCCAAGTAGTCCACGACATAGTCGAAGTCCGGGTCTTCTGGGCACTCCGGGTGGTTCCTAAAAAAAATTCCCTCGCCGCCATCATTCCCCTCCCCAAGCAAGACTAGGTTCCACCGGGATAACGGGTTATAACAATGCCGGTGTATCCCCCAATTCCCAATACTGTTCCTGCCAAGGTAAGGCTGCAACTCCAACTCCCTGAACAACTCCTTCAACTCAGGGAATGCCCTCATCACATCATAATAATCTATTAACAGATCCTCGCCTTCATACCCGCCCTGCTTACCTCCCTCATACGACAGGTTCACCACCACGTTCTCGCCGGGCGCATCCCGACATATCCCCCAGTAGTTACTGCCACGTACCCGCGGGTCTTGATCTATTGCCCAGTTTTCAACCTCAGGCAATAACTGTTGCAGTTTTTTCAAACGATAGTCCCGCTCATTCAACCTGATCCAGCGTTCGCCCTCACTAAGAATCTCCATTCATATAGTCTCCTAGATATAGTTTCTTTCTGACAATCTATTTTACGCGTATGTGAGACGGCCTGTATGTGAGACGGTACTGCTGGTTCCATACCACCCACCGGTCTGTGATGGTTAGGCCCGTGCCGGTAGGGGGGCTATACATGTAGGAGAACAGTCTCTCTCACCAGTAATAGGCACCTTATGTGGTTTTGCCTGTCTATTCTTAGGCTTTCCAGCGACAATCCAAGGGGAATTGGTGTCAATTCTGCAACAATTGTGGTCGCGTGCGTAATCCCTTGTAGATTCATAAGACTTTTTTTGAACTGACTCCCCCTAAACCTTCGTCTTTCTTTGGGGTACGGCTCTGCCCCTCTCTTCTTACGAAGAGGGGCTTCGCCTTTTCTTCTTTTCTTTCTTTCTACCTTAACTTAGGAGTACATCATGACTACAAACACCAACGCAGTTCGTCCTATCTCTCCTGCACAGAAGCAGCGTCTTGAAGCAATGGCTGCTCGCGGTATCTACTCTGGCCCGATTCCTACGACTTCGTGGGAGGCGAGCTGGGCAATTCGTACTTCTCCTGCATCCAAGCGTGACAAGGAGGAACTGAAGAACATTGGTGGTCGGGTATTGGCTCGTATGACTTCTTCAGAGATGGAGATGACTCGTAAGGTTCTGTCAGCTTTGGATAAGCTGGGACGTTGTGACTCTAAGGATGAACTCGTTATTGAAGCAGAGATTATCCTTCGTCAGATGTTCTGTGCCAAGGCTACTAACTCTTAACCTTTATTACTCTCTCTTGTATCGACGGGAGGTGCCTCTAGCAGGTGCTTCCCGCGATTAACCCTTGACTTATGGAGACTTACCATGTTTAATCATACTAATTACGTTGCTATGGGATTAGTTCTGTGCATAGCAGCTCTCATCTGGATCTTCGCAGGTTTCCTGTCAGTTGGCATCTTCTTAGGTGGCATCGTGACCGGAGTCCTGCTCATGGAAGTCTTCGTTGAAGCTGAGGAGTTCGCTGAATTCAAACGTCATTGCGAGAGGCTGAAAGATCATGAGTGAGATGGCTCTGGCTTACTACCGATACTGCCAACGTGCGCAGTACTTCGGATTCCAGCCGATCAAATGGAACACCTACCGGAAACTCTGGGAGGCTGGACTTGACTTCACCTACACTCCGCAAGGAGAGCACGTTCCAAGGAGAGTATGAGATGAAAACGATTCAATACAAAACCGGCAGAGATTATGGAGAGCCGCAGGTTCTGGAAATTTGGCATGAAGACACGGTATCGCCTGATGATCTTGAGTGGGTGTCGGTTAATTTTGTTGACCTTGTGCGTCACATAGGTGGCCAAGTATGGGTTTTCGGTTTCGATATGGCAGACGATAGAATTGGCCGTGCGGTATTGGCTGAATACGATGCCGGACGTTACCAGCCTATCTAACAAAGCGGTGGGTTCGGGGGTTTCCGGACTCCCGCTTTTCCCGCATGTTCGCTGGTCTATTCCCCAATCGTGCGATCGCTCCGTGCGAAATTTAATAGGAGTTTGTGATGAGATACATTATCTTTATGTTGCTAATCGTTGTTGGATTCTGTGCAATGGCATGGCTAATACCAGTACCACCAAACAGAATGAACATATGCAATGTCTCGGAGATAAGTCCAGACGTAACGCCAGAAGAACGTAGGAAATGCCAGATGATAAGGGGGCACAAGCTATGAATAAAAAACAACCCGAAGCCCTGCGGCTGGCTGATTACATTGAGAAAAACAACGCAAACGATGTTTGGAAAGGAACCGCCGCCGAACTACGCCGCTTGCATGAGGTAGAAACAAAATACCACGAGTCAATTGGTGGATTTAAACGCGACTTAGCAGAGAAGTTAGAACAACAGCGCAGTAAGAATAAGCGGTTGACTGATGAACTACGCCGCTTGCATGAGGTGAATGCTAAGTTGTTGGAGGCGTTGAAAGAAGCAGAGTTTGCGCTACATGACTGCCCTTACACAAACAGAAGGATGGCGACAGCGATATTTCTAGCCCGCACCGCCATCGCCAAAGCTACAGGAGAACAACGATGACCATCAAAGAAACCGCAGAACGCGCAGGAATCAATATGCCAGAAACCTACATTCCAACGATGGATGACGCTATCGCAGCAGGTAATGGGGTTCTGATCGAAGAACAGGCGGCACTACTGCGTGAATGTCGTGCTGCGCTTGATTCGCTGATCCAACAAAAACCAGCACTGGTAGGACTGATGTGTGGCTCAACAACACTGGGCAATCTCAAGGCGTCACTCTATGACTACCGACCACAGGGTGTTTTCGGGAGCAAGCAATGACCATCACACTAACCCGCGAGGAAGCGCAGCAGGTGCTGGATGCGTTGGAAAAATTGGCAAATGAAACCCCAACAACCCATGTGCGTGTAGGCAAAGCAATTTCAGAAGGTAAAGAACACGTGGCTTTGTGGTTTGATGATTCAACTGATCCTTTGCAGCAAGCACTATATCTAAACGCTACAAAACCAGAAAAGTTGAAGCCGCTTCTTACATTCTTCCGCACCAGACTAATCGCGCCTGACGTAATGATTAACGGACTGACTGAGCAAGAGACTGCGGAAACAATGTCAGTCAAAGGACTCGCGCAGCCTGAACCGGAGCCGGTGGCGTACTTTGATCCTCAGGAACGCGGATTCTATTGGGCTAAACCAACAAAAATAGATGCGCCTGTAACTGTGAAGGTTGATCCGATAGCCTTGTACACCGCCCTACCACAGACTGAACCGGAGCCGGTGGCATCAAAGAAAGAGTTTGTCGTGCCGCCGATTGATGGAGATACAACGCCTTGGGCAAGGAGTGACGAAGGATGGTGACACTAACACGCGAGGAAGCACAACGAGAATCAGAACAAGTTACACAGGCAATGCGTCTTTACAAGGCTGTCGAGCGTCTTGCGCTACAAGTGGGTGAAGAACCGGACGAAACAGTTGAGTGGCTTTGTGGCGAACGCAACGGAATGTTCAAGTTGTATGAGGCTTATTTTTCACCAGAGGACACCGTCACCGTACAGCACGAATGGCAGGAACTGGCGGATGAGGAAGTAGTCGAACGAGCTAACGCCGAGTACGACCCGACGAACTTTGCCAGAGGTGTAGCGTGGGCTACTAAAAAGCTGAAGGAGAAGAACACATGAAACTATACGAGGTGCCCAACGATACAAAGATAGTCGTGCCCATCAAGGGCGTGGACTATGAGCTAATGTTTTATCACATAGATGGTATGTATTCATACTGTACTGATATCGAAGGTAACGTAGTTCACCTTTCTGCATGGACAGAAGTTAATATCAAGGAGGAAATACAATGAAGATGCCAGTAGGAACTAAGGTTGAGATGCAAGTCGGTCGGTTTGTCATTAGCTGGCACTACCGATACGACCAGACTAACCAGCGCAAGGAGTGGGATTGGATCGTTCCTCCCTCAATGTACGAGACGGATGAGATGGACACGCTTGAGACAGCCATCGCATTCACCGCCGACAACGTCAACAGCATAGCCTCCGGAGATTACCCATTCAAGATCGAGGCTGCTATCAACATGATCGAATCAGACAAGGAGAGAACCCGTGACTGCGACGCATACTACTGAGGTACCCTACGACAAGTTCGAGGCTGGCAACTACGAGCGCCATAGCATGTTCGGAGATGAGATTGCCCCGCTTGACTGCGAGTGGACGCAAGGCCATATCTTCCCCCATCTATGGCACACAGAGTGCGGCACAAAGTTCGAGCTGCCAGAGCGCACGCCCGGGGAAAGCAAGTGGTGGCACTGCCCTCATTGCGGCGGCTTGATCTATCCAGTTCAAACACAATTCGAGGAGGAAGACAATGAGAAATAAATACGCAGGTATATGTTATCGATGTGGCAAGTGGTGCGCCAAGGGAGCAGGGCACTTCGAACGCCAAGGCCACAAGTGGAGAGTCCAGCATGCAGAATGCGCCATCATCCATCGCAACCAGAAGTACGACAGCCAGCAGGGGGCACGATGGTAATAGACCAGACAGGACTTAAGCTCTGGTGGGACGTACATATTCTTAGGAGGGCAGCCAATGCCAGTATTTATTCCACGGCACGTTCGGATCGACATCCCATTAATCCCGAACGAGACCGAAAGGGAGCGATCGTACACTCACGACAGCCGACCGGTGTCAGCGGAGATCTGTCACCAGAGGATCTCGAACGCCTATTTATTGAGGGAGAGGCCAGGCTCAGAGGAGGATCTGATACAAAATTCGTACTTGACACCTCTCAGCCCTGATGAGATCATGGATATAGCTGACATGGCAAGGAACATATGGGATGCTATATATCTAACAGCAGTTAAGCTCAAGGAGAAATCATCATGAAGAAACTGTCGGTACTTATCAGCATTTTCCTACTAATTGGAACGGCACACGCGGCATCACTTACTCCAGCTGGCAACCAGTGGAATATGGTATCCATGATGCCTAGTCGAGGCTTAACTTTCTGGCAACACACAAGCTTCGCAGTAAGCGGCAAGGTCGGAGAGATGCGCCATACCACAGAGGTCGTCAACTTCAACACGGCTCGCAGAGATTCTCTATCGTACGCCAACATCACCACATACGATTGCATCCGAGGTCTATATAAAGTCACCGAGCAAATCTGGTACGCAGATTGGTTTGCCTCTGGCAAGGTGGTCAATCGTATAGACAATAGCAAAGCAGACTTCATGCGCATCCCCCAAGGATCTCCCGCGGCTAAGGCTGCTGAGTATGTCTGTTCTCTGAAAGGAATCTGATCATGCCTAGACTAAGTTATTTCTTGGTGTACTTCATCGCTGCTGTTTTTATCATAATACTAACACCAACATAGGAGACCACATGGAAAACTACCACATCAAGTGTCACCTCAATGTGATCCATCCATCAGGACATACATCGAACATGACTATGATCACAGCCAACTCAATAGATTTAATTGAAAGCCTGTGTGATGCGCTCCCGGCTAGTTCAGTTGAGGATGTCATGATCCTAACCAAGATCCGCAAAACCATAGAGGCATGGAAGGAGATGAACGAATGATTAAAACTATCGGAATAGCATCACTAATAGCTCTAGCCTATTGTTCAGTATCAGATGCCGCAGATACGGAGCATTGCTGGCGCTACAAGAATGACAGTGGCATCTTCCAGTTCCATCTGAATAAGCCTTGTCCATTCATGGGTGGAAGCGAAGGCAATCTTGGGTACATAGAGATGGGCAAGGAGGTCAAGCATCTGTGCGGAGTATACGATCGAGGCACAAGACATTTTTATTATCATCCTGTTAACAGTGAAACTCTTGGTCGTATCAGCATAGATGAATTTGAATACCGCATGGACTGTGTATGGAGGAAGCGTGGTTAGTCTTATCAATTTAACAGTAGGCACATTCACTGTCCTATGTATGCTGGTTACATTTGTCATATCTTGGATGGTGACGGGTGCCGTAGGTGTCCCACAGGTTGGGGCTTTCTTTGTATCACTGATCTACTCTCTCATACCAGTCATCATATTCATCAGGGAAGAGACAGCAAAACCTATGGAGAAACGTAATGAACATTGGATTACGCCTAGTATTGTTGACGATGGCTGCAGTGCTCCTGCTGCATTTACTAGCCAGCCAAGCAAACGCAAGCGAAGAAACGCTGGAGATTCTAAAGCAAAGCCTGTGCAGTCAGGCGGCGACGGAACAAGTGTTAAGACAGCTGGGAACAACTAATAACGGAGCCGCCGAGGAATTATTTACAGATGAGTTCCGTGCTTGCATGGAGCGTATGAAAGATGTACCCGCAGTGTTTTCATAACCAAGGAGAATTACATGAGCGCTAACCCTTTTAGTCAGTTGTTTGTCAATCCAGTAGCAAAGAGTGAGTTCGTCAAGGATAAGACAGCTTGCTCACCACAGGAAGCAAAGATCAACCGCACATGGAAGATCTATCTATCACGTCAAGATCAAGCCGAGTTTGAAGTAGAAGCTAGCACGTTCTCCGACGCATGCACTAAAGCTTTGGCAAAGGTCAAGCGTGAAACGGGGAGGGACGATTGGCAAGTCGATCACTTTACTCCCAATCTGCAATACCCTTCCCGCCGCAAGTTCTAACTCTTCCCCCCTTCAACCACCGGGTCACGCCCCTCTTCCCTTACGGGAGGGGCGCTCCCCTTTCACATCCTTCAACCTTCGGAGGTTCGTATGACTACATGTTTCGATCCTTCTTTCAAGTACACAAGATCGGAATCGACAGACTTACGCAAGAGATTCAAACGTATCAGAGAAGAGCAGCGTAAGAAGGCAGCAGCAAAAGCAGCACAAGAAGCACAAGCAGAGTTTGAAGAAAACATCAGACTCATGGGTTTAGATTATGAGCAAGGAGATCCTTATGTCAAAAGATGAAGAGATCAAAAAGATTCTGTCTGAGCAGAAGCAGTTCTTAGAAGAGAGGATCAATGATTACATCGGCAGCATACAAAAGATCAAAGGTCATGAGTACGCAGAGGCAGTTCGCTTTCTGTCTGGCGTTTGTCATGCAGGCAAGATGATATCTGCCGCAACGAAAGAAGCGCCAGAGATAGTTCGTGAAGCGGTGGGTATGCAGTTCGCCTCCTCTTGTGCGATTGGTAGTTCTCTTATCTGCCACCTCTTGAAGCTAAGCAAAGAGGAAGCAGACGAGATGATAAAGTGGTCTGACACTATCAGTGATTCGATAGACGAGACCTTGGAATCTGTTCACAACAAAGTAAGGAGCATCAAAGATGACGACAGTAACTAGAGCTAGGCATTGGGCTCAAGCGTTCATGCCTAACGGAAGTAGTCAGCATGCACGTCGAGTACGAGACTTCCTGCGTAACGAGCTTGGCGTTCAGTGCAGCTATGATGATGAGGAAGTGTACATCTGTAGCGTCGAGACAAGTCGTGGTTACTACAGTTACTACGACGACGTTGAATCGGAAGACTTGCAAGATGATTGGGGCTCGGTCGATGTAGTTGTCCGCACCCTAATGAACATTGTTTTCAATCACGCAACTATCCGAGCACTGGATCAGAAGTTCATGTCGAAGAGCAGCTCGATAGGTTCGTATACCAAGATCCCATTCCCGAAGGAGAAGAAGCATGACAACAACATCAATGCAAACGGTTCACAACCTGCATCTGCATCTGCTTAAGCATGCAGATAAAGATGAGTACGATGACATTGACCGTATCGTATTCAAGAAGTACGCGGCGAAAGCCTTTAACTCTTTGTGCCGCAGCACTGGCGGCAATCTACCAAAGAACAAGTGGTTCTTTATCATTCAGCTAACATATGAAGCAATCATAGATAGAGTCTATGCCGATAAATTTGCAGATGAATTTATCAAAATGGCATGCGATTTTGGCAGAGCATCATCGCTTGGCTTGCCTCGATTCCGGTTCATGATGGACATAATCAAGTCTGGCATCAATGTCAACACACGCAATGGCAATCCTCATCTTGGCCTGACTGTAAGTATCTGGCATGAGAAGATCAAGAACGGAGACAATGACGAACGAGTTGACTCACGTCAGCAGAATCTTATCTACGTTGAGAAGTTCGCTGAGTCTTATGGTCTAGCCCTTCAGTCTTGCGGTCATTGGGAAGAAAGCTCACGCCGTGTACGATTCCAAGGTAACGCAAGAACTTACGACCATACTGAGTATGTGTGCCGTGAGTGTGCCCAAGCTGCTATGAATGCCCCGGGAGAGCTCCAACGTATACAAGCCGCTGATAGTTCATTGATTCTTTACGAATTCGCAGTAGATATTTATGGCTACGCAGAACGTAGGTACATTGGCGATCGACGTAACCCGCACTTTACGCAGCGCACTCATCGTGGTCGTGAGATCTACACAGATATTCACTGGCAACCATACGGCGATCTTCTTGGCAACTATCATAGCTCACGTCAGCGTGGCTTTGACATTATCACTAGCCCATGGTTCAAGCAGAACCGCAGAGCTTTTGGCATGGAGCTAGAGGTTCAGTGCAGATCTAATACCGATACTACTCAGAAGAAGCTTGCCACTGTTCATGAGGCTTTGAATCATAATACTTTTGAGCTTGGCGAGTATTGCTTCTTCGAGCGCGACGGTTCTATTGGCGAAGGCTTCGAGATAGTTACCCAACCAGCAGGCCTTGACATACACAGGGAGAGGATGGGCAAGTTCCTTCTGAATCCTGCGCTGAAGAAAGGCTTGCGTTCACATGAGGGCGGAGCTTGCGGTTTGCATATTCATGTCGGCAGAGAGTTCCTTACACAGGCTCAGATCTACCGGATGCAAGCATTCCTCAATGACTCCCGCAATGAGCAACTGATTCGTTCGATCGCTCGGCGCTACGACAACGGTTACTCCCGCATCAAACGAGAGCTTGCTAAGTTTACTGTCATCAATAAACATAGCACCGACCGTTACGAGGCCCTGAATATTACCAATGTAGAAACGGTAGAGTTCAGGATATTCCGTGGTTCATTACGCTACGAATCAGTGATGGCAGCGTTAGAGTTTGTTAACTCACTCATGACGTTCTGCACTCCCGGCTCGGTGTCACTCAGTAACTTCCACGCTGACGGCTACAAGTCATGGATTCAGCTACCACCTAATCGAGTAGACACAAAGAACCTTCGTAGCTATCTAGCAATCGGAGGCGATCATGCAGCGAACGAACGCGAAGCAGCTTAGTCTTCAGTTTGAAAAATTTAATTACAAACCAATCAGAAAGGAACTAACTAATGTGCATCTTAATCCATCATCCAAAGGACGCGTGCTTTTCCTCCGAGCAACTCAAGGACTTCTACTCCAAGAACTCAGACGGTTTCGGCGCAATCGTCAATCATGGTGACGAGCGCGGTGTCGTAGTCTACAAAGCTGTTGGCACACTGGGAGAAATCGAAGACCTGTACTACGACAAGGTTGCTTGCTATGAGGCGATCATCCACTTCCGCATGAAGACTCACGGCGACATCGACATGGAGAACTGCCATCCTTACGAAGTTATCAAGGATGAAGTTTGGCTGGCTCACAACGGTATCCTGAGCTACGGCAACAAAGAGAACCCCAAGATGTCTGACACTTGGCACTACATCAAAGACTTCATCAAGCCTATGCTGGAGCAAACACCAGACGCTCTGGCAAATCCATATATACGCGGCTACATTGGCTCGCACATCGGCTCATCAAACAAGTTCGGCTTGATGGATTCCAAGGGTAATGTCTTTATCGTGAACAAGCATGCTGGCGTTGTGTACGATGGCATCTGGTATTCCAACACTTATGCTTGGACTCCTTGGAAGTTTGGCTATGGGGGTGCTCCGAAGTCTTACTACTCTGGCACAGGTCACAGCCTGTATCCTACTAGCACGGCGACGATTGCCAGCACATCGCCAAGCAAGAAGCATCACTACGGTTCGAGCAAATCATGGCAACTGTGGAATGACGTGGATGATGATGTCGGTGCTTGGGAAGCTGATGGATATGTTTCCCCCTCTACGCTGGCTGATGAGAAAACCAAGGACTCTTATCAGCGGTATCAACAAGCCTTGGAATATGATCGTAAATCAGCTAGCCAAAGAAACAAGACCAAGCGCAACAAGAAGAGGCCAAACGCAAAAGGCAAAGGCAATGCTGCTCGCCAAGCCCGCACCATGACCGAAGCGCAGAAGGTTGCCAAGGCAAAAGCAAACGCTGGTCAAGTGGCTTCTCCGTTTGTATCCACGGAAGTTCTTGCTCGCATCATCCGTTCTTGCTACAACGCAATGATGACCGAAGATTATCACGGTGTCGTGCGCTGGGTCAGCGAGAACCCAATGAAGTGCGCTGCTTTGCTATACGAACTGTATGGTGATGAAGGCCCGAATAGCAAGTGGTCTTCAGAAGTTATCAGCGACCGTGTTGCCACCGATGCTGAGTGGGGTGCCGACGCTATCGTTGACATGTGGGAAGAGAACGAAGAGCTGCTGCTTGAGATGGCAGATATTACTAAACCTAATACATCGAAAGGAGTCCATAGCTATGTGCAATAAGATGACTAGGCACTTAGACCGATATGCTTCGGAGGTAGTTTTAAATAAGCGAAACATAGAGTACTGGCTTACCAACGGCGTAAGAGTAGCCGAGTGCATGACGGACGAGAGTGCTGAGGCTGGATGGTCGATAGGTCAAAGCCGCAATGATAGTAAGCGTTTGGTTGGCGTATTTGCCAATGACCACCTGAGCGCTCCCAAACCATCCGAGCTTCTCATCATGATGACTATGGTTCAGTGGGAAGCCATCCGAGTCCGTGTATCAAACTCTTTGTCGAGCAATAACTGGCGAGCTTGTCTGCTTGCTAACATTGCTCGTAAACGTGGCCTAGTACCAAGAATCCGTAAAGTAATCGCGGAAACTGGGCGTTCAAATTCAATCTTCATGGAGAAAGTGTCGTGACTACACTTGACATAGCATTCAAGAAACTCATGGTGCAGGTAATCAAGGAAGAGCTTGAGAAGATGAACCTTCAGACTAAGGCAAAGCGCAATCCTCGCAAAGCCAAAGCGCCTGTCAGCATCGAGCAAAAGGTGGTGATGACCAAAGAGACTAGGCGAGAGGATAAGCTTGGTCGTGTGATCTCGCCTCGGAAGAAGCGTCGATCAGACTTTGGCACGAAGCGATCGCCAGAAGCAACACATAACATCAGAGTTGCTAATGCTAAGTGGCAATCAGCTAGGCAATTGAAAAAGAAGATCGAGCAGTTGTCTTCTTAAAAAGATGCCCCGGGGGTTCCTGTCATGGAGTTCCCGGGGCTAAGTCCCTGTGAAGGATAGAAGGGTGCAGTCGTGAGGACTGCGTATCTATATTACATCATCTTCGGATACTCGCAACCAATCCCACAGCGAGTCCATCAAGCTATTCAGGTGGGGCTGGATCACATCGGCCAGCTCCCGCTTGAACTTCCACGCCTTGTGCTGAGTAAGTCCGCACTTGTCTCGTACGTCTCGTACAGTCTTCCCCAACATAGCAGTTACAAGTTGTTCATCTGTCAACCCATACTTCCGGAAGTGATCTCCCAACTTCGCCGTTATTTTTTTTGCGGCTGCGACTTGCTCCTCGATCGCTCCGTGCAAATAAAAAGCGACGAGTTGCTCCATCTCTGGTCGTCGCTCTATGAAATTAAAGATCATACCGACCTGCGCATGAAGATCGTACTGCGTCAGCCTATCACTTGTGCTTTCATTGTCAGTCTTATTGGCAATGTATGTTGCACTAGGTATGCTGATGACAGAACTATTCCTCATGCGAAAGGCAAAGGCTAGCGCCTGATCGGGTGATCGAAACATTATTCGCCTTCTAAGATTTCGTCGTATCGCATACTATATCTCCCAATCCGTCAGTTTAAAAACTTTGACAAACCCATCCATACTAAGACCAACAACACACCAATCATCATTATCAAGTCTACCATCACAGATATCTTCGAGCCGAACATATACCACCCAATCTCTCCTATCCTCTCTAATAAATAGGACAGGCCACTTGCCGACTCCGTGCGCTTGCTCAAGGGTTTGCTTCCAGAATCTCTTGAAGTCCCCCGGCGCAACCTCCGCGTATCTCTTGACTTCCGCTGCCCATCTGCCCATTCCTTTAATGTCATACCCACCGTCCCGAGTTTGGTCTAGGTTTCTTTCCAGCTTCAGATGAGGAAGCAATGGTTGTAGCAGATTGATAACTTCCCTCTCTGCTGACTTGCCCTTAGCTCTACTGTTTATTGGCACCTATCATTCCCTCCACATCAAGTGGCACTGTGTCATCCTCGTCCTGCCCCCAATTCAAGATGGTCACGCCACGCTGAATCCTGCGCCAGTATCGGCTCTCGGAACTAATTCCAACCATCTCGACCTCGCCCTCGATTTCATTCTTCCACAGAACAAACCGTGTCTCTGGGTGCTCGCACTTGCCGCACTCCATCATCTCTGCCTTGAACTCCGGCGTACAGTCTATGCACACGCCGTTATCCTTAGGGTTCGACGCCTGACGCATCAGGTGGATGTAGTCTTTGTATTGATCGTAAGTCTTGAAGCACATTGGCTTCCACCCATAACCACGCTTCTCTGTTGTAGATGGGTCTCGGTTTGCCACATTCCGCGTACGTCTAGGTTGGGCAGTTCCTTTAACTGCTGGCATAAGCTTTCTTTTCAAATCGTTCATCGGCACGATGCGTACGCCATACCTCAGCTTGCATCTCTATTGCACGAAGATCATATCGCAATCTTTCTTCCGCTTCAACCGCTGCCTGTAGCCCATCAAGGAACTCGATGTACTCATCAGCAGAATAAGCCTCTCGCTCCTGAGCAGCCGCGGTCTTGAACCCTTGACGATCAGCTTCCTTCATAAGCAAAGCAAACTTACTCTTGCGGAACTCCTCAATGTAGGTTCGCCTAGCCTTGGCAGCAGAATAATCCTTGATCGTCTGCCGGTATTCGTGCATTAAGCTTTCAATGTCTATTGCCATCATCATCCCCATCGGCCTGTGGCTCGTCATCAAAATAATCTGGGTCGTTCACATCGTAGTCATACAAAAGATGATCCATGATATGTATTAAGTTTTCATCCTGCGTAGCGCGATATGCCCTGAGCAGAGTACACAGCATCGTGATGAGCGACATGTATTCAGCACACGCAGCAGATAAATCCTCGTAGCTTACGCCGTGTTCTTCTTCATTCCAAAGCTCTGCGGTCATAGGTTCCACCCGTGATAAAGCCAGCCAATCAAAACCAGCAGCCATAAGATTCGCAGTACATCATCAACGAAGCAACGCGCTTTCTCTGCAAGCGGGACATCCGTCTCTGTTCTGATCTCTTCATGTTTCATACTATCCTCTCCTCTTAATCTCGTCAAGCGCACCCTGAATATCATTGTGCTTTGTTAATATCTTTATACACTCGTAACGCTCTATCCCTTCGATCATTGTTGCAAAGGACTGGATAGCCTGTTCCATCATTGAGTGTTCTTTTCCGCCGTTCATCTCAAGCAAGATTTGTTTTGCCATCCTGATAGCATCATCCTTCTTTAGTGCCGGCGGTAGGTAGAACATCACTTCACCTCTATCAACTCTCTATTCCATAGTTCCATGTAGGTTTTGCAGATTGCTGTCAGGATGTACTCTCGTCTCTCTGCCTTGGTCATCTGCGAACCTTGATCGTATTCAGTGTGGCACCGATAGCACAGCCATGCAGCCATACCATCGTGTGCCTTGAGCCCTCTGCCCTTACCATGTTCCAGCAGGTTACTGTGCGCCGCTACTACTGTGCCATCATGATTCCCGCACATGACGCACGGCATACCCTCGGCTAAGGCTAAAAGCTTTTTGTTTCTGAACATTAGGACTTCATCCATTGCATGAGATCATCCTTGTGCATCTCTATCCTGCCTATCAAATTGACGACATCATCAACAGGTGAATTGAATCTTCTGAAGTTCGTGCCATACCTAACCCACACAAGAACCTCGTCAGCGCCACCGTTTTCTGCAATCCATTCCTTCACATCATCAAGAACCTCATTGCATTCATCTGTCCTCTCTTTGCGAAGGTCGGTCTTATGCAGAGGGACTACTGTCTTTGGTTTATCTTCTGCGTTATCTGTTCCCACTCCTCATCCTCCACGGGCTCACTCTCTTCAAAGAACTTACCAGACTGAATCGCATGCAAAATCTCTTGACGTATACTCTCTAGCTCTTCTGGGGTAACACCATCTTCCAGCATGCCATCGAAGCATCCATCCATAAAGACTACAGTCATCTCTTGCTCAGTTCCATCTGGCTGTGGAACCATTACCTTTTGCTCTACCATTTGTCACCTCATGAAGTCACCGACATAATTGATCGGAGTGTTGTACTTGCCGCTCGTTCTCTCCCAAGTCAGGTTAGTCTGACCTAACTGACCTAACCACCTCGATCGAATCTTCTGGATATGGATCTCACTCGGGGCGTCAGGATTACTTTTGTCTCTGTGTACTGCGATGATGTTGTCTGCCTTGTTGAAGAAGTGCGCTGAACCTGCAACGTCATATCCTGTGGGAACAGGGTACCTACCGTCAATACCCTTTTGAAGTTTCGTAGGGTGCGCGACCAGCCAGATATGGACTCCCATGCTCCGGCAGAACCCACGAAGTTGCGCCAAGAACTCGGAGATATACTCAGTCTCACTGATGCCTTCCTTCCTATGGGTATGGGTGATCTCATTGTAAGGGTCGATGATCAAACCCTTCATGCCGTACCTCTTGACTAAGAGTTTCGCTTTTGACAACAATGATTCAAGTGTACGATCCTCAGGCAAGATGAACTTAAAGAACGTATTAACCCACTCTTTCGCCGCATCATACTCTTCTCTTGTCATTTTATGCAACCGCTTTCCAGCATACTTCTCCATCAACTTACTAGCATGGAAGCTAATGGGCTGGTTCTCTGGTGAGCATACGCCTGTAACCCAGAAGTGTTCTTGCGACATGTTCATGACTAAGGCATCGAGCCACTCCGACTTACCCATCCCGGGCACCCCTGTCACCAGAGTCCATTGCCCCTCCATTGGACGGTAGAAGTCATCGACGTTTGCCCACCCTGTTGTCAGGCCAGCAGGCAATCCCTTCTCGTATATCTCGTCAAGGTCAACCGACATGTCAGCCAGTTCGAAGATACCGTCAACCGGATAGGGTTGTGCCTCTTTTATTATTTTGGCAAGAGCTTCAGACCCATGTTCTACAAGTACGTCATTAGCATCCTTGCAACCCTCGGGCCACCTAACCGTATAGCACCGCTCCTTGCCCAAGCGACGTGCCAATTCCTCTTCGAGTTTCCTCCCCGGGCCATCGGCATCAACAGCGATGATGAACTTCTCCACCGCATCAATCCTCTCATCCTCCACATCGAGGAACGAGAACTTCTGTGTGAGATTCTTCGCCGTGGATGTCGGTGCCCCATCAGGGACAGATATTCCATTACGAAAACCCGCAACCTCAAGAGCGAGAGCATCGAACTCGCCTTCTGTGATAATCGTTTCCTTTGGGTTGATATCGTCATACTTGAACCACGTCCTTTCTGCACCCGACTCTTGAGTAAAGTACTTGTGTTTATCCCGATACTTGACATTGACTACCTTGCCATCTCTCAGGTAAGGGAACGCGATGCACTTGACTTCAGCTTCGCGCTGCGGCATCCACTTTGTTGCGAGGGATATTTGGTTACGCGCTGCTACCTCGGGGGTAATGCCACGCGCTTCGAGATACTTGAGTGCCTCTTCATCCAGCAGTTGAGGCTTGAAGTTTGGTGCTACCTTAGGCTTTGCTTCCATCGGCTTCCTTCTAACAGGGTCAGGGTTTTTCAACTTACCACTCCAGCCACAGTGCCAACAATTCCAGACACCATCATCGACGTTGACATTGAGGCATGGGTAATTCTTCTTCTTGCGAGTAGGGCTACACTGTGGGCAGGTCGTCTTCACCTGTCCGTGCGCCCCTGCTCTGATATGGATACCTACGTCAGAAAAGTTCATAGGCGAAATGTAGGATGAGAAAAATTTCTTGTCAAGCGGTACAAAAAAAAAGAGGTAGCCTAACTGTAGGCGTACCTCTGGCAAATAGTTAACTATCTTACTAGGAACTAATAACTACTAAGAACTAATTCAACTATATTATTTTCTTAACTACTAAGCATAAGTTGTTTTTATTTTAACTTAGTTACTTACTAGGAACTATAAGGTCAAAACCATTATAACGACGGATGCTACACCTAGTTTTGAAAACTTGCAACCGGTCTCTGTCCGATAAACATATACAAACTTCGGACAATATCTTTATGGCAACTATCAATTATCGTACATCGATTAAAAAATACAATGAAGATATCTTGACACGCCAGACTAGATCTATGGCACAATGCAGTTCCGTTCAACAGGAGGCTATGTGAACACAACACCAGAAGTATTGAAGGGTATCCAACAAGTGATGCAATCCTTCGCAGAGAAGGGCATCGCAAAGAATAGTAAGAACGAGTCACAAGGTTTCAAGTTCCGCGGCATCGATGATGTTCTCAACCGTATGTCGCACCACCTGACCGAAGCTGGCCTCGTCATTATTCCACAGATGTTAAGCCGTGATGTATCAGAGCGCGTCAACAGCCGGGGCAACCCACTGTTCTACGTCACCCTGACTATGTCGTACACCGTTCGCTCCGTGCTAGATGGCAGCGAGGTTGTCTGCGTAGTTCCGGGTGAGGCTATGGACTCCGGCGATAAGGCGACCAACAAGGCACTGTCTATTGCGTACAAGTATATGGCTTTCCAATTGTTTGCAATCCCGATCGACGAAGACCCAGACAAGGAAACACACACGCTTGCCAAGGTTGAGAAGTTCGCGGAAGTGGAAGTAGACGCGAAGCTAACCGAAGAGGATATCAGAATCCTAAAAGTTATGGTCGAGCAAGCTAGCGTAGATGAGAATACAATTCTCAACGCCATGAAAGTTCTGACATGGGAAGAGATTCCTCGCAGTAAGTTCGCAGGTATCGCCAAGAAACTACAAACCAAAATTTCAGAGAAGGGATAATCTATGCCTCAGTACAACAACATCGCAATCTTCAAGAACATGAAGGCTAGCGACAACCCCAAGGCACCGTCACACAATGTTGTCATCGAGTTTGCAGATGGCACCAAGTGGAAGGGTGGTCTGTGGCCTCGAACCTCTAAGAACGGCATGCAATATCTGTCGGGTAATCTTGAGGCTGACAATGGCGCGGGTGGTGCCCAGCATGCAGCGCGTCAACAGGACGACGATCTCGTTGATTGGTAATGGATAGCACGAAGATCAATGTTGCCAAGTTTTGTGACATTGTTCTCCACCTTCACCGGGCTGGCGACAAAGGCATCACCTGTTTCCAGCTTGGTGAGTTGGCTAACTGTAGTCACTACACGGCACAGAGAATGATGAAGATCTTCCGTGCAAAGAAAGTTGTACGGATAGTTGATTGGGCTCCCGACGCTAAGGGGCGCAACTGCACACCAGCATACGCATGGGGGCAGGGAGAAGATGCGCCGCGCAAGCCAATGTCTAGGGATGAGATTCACCGAAGATACAAACTGAGGCAAAAGTCTGGCAAACCGCCGACAAAGAAACAGAAAGATGCTGCAATGAGACTGCTATTCTAGTCTTGTTTGCTTACCTCGGGCGGGGGCTCATCCCATAGCACATGGAGCCTTCCCGACCGCCCGTGGAGATGGGTAACGAGTAACAGCTATCGGCTCACCGTTGAAAGAATACGGACAAGTCGGCCCGACTGCAAAACATCAAGCCCATCACGTTGTTAAGTGGGAGGGGTAAGACTTCCTACTAGGGGCAACCCTAGTCACAGCCCGTAACGTCAGGGTAATGTGCTTCGGCGTGACAGCAGGAGAGACTGCAATGGAGGGGACGCCTCGTAGGAAGGGCACCGGACTGTAACTCCGTGGTCGGCTAGTTCCGTGCAGGTTCGAATCCTGCCCCCTCCACCACTTACATATGGAGACTGTATGCTGATTGACAGGAATGAAATAAAGCAGCGCAACAAAGTTAACCTAACAGACATGCTTGCCAAAGTAGAAAAGACTACCTATCATGACATGGGTGATGGAAGAACAACATTCTGTTGCCTTCACATGAAGAATGGCTACAAGGTATGGGGTCAAAGCGCATGCGTAGATCCAAAGAACTTCAATCAAGCTATGGGCGAACAGATTGCTTATAAAGATGCTGTTGACAAGCTATGGCCTCTTGAGGGATACTTGCTCGCAGAAGAACTTTACAACGCAAAGACACTCCTGTGAACATTACAAACCTACACAATCTACCCGAAGCTATTGTCAACGCAGTAAAGAATGATCCTTACTCTGCTGGCAATAGCGACATCAGCGTAACCAAGCTGATCGATTCACCTCAGTTGCGTGTGCTGCGTAAGCGCCATGCCAATGCAATCGTTGAGGATGTAACCGAGCGCATCTGGTCATTGCTGGGTCAGGCGGTACACACCATCCTAGAACGTGCAGACCAAGGCGAGAATGTAATTGCCGAGGATCGACTGTACGCTGACGTTGACGGATGGAAACTATCAGGTCAGTTCGATCGCTGCGACCTACACAACAACACCCTCGATGATTACAAAGTCACCAGTTCGTACAAGGTGATGATGGATAGTCACATCGAGTGGGAGCGGCAACTAAACTGTCTGCGTTGGCTAGCAATAAAGAACGGATACAAGGTTGACAAGCTGCGCATCGTTGCCATCCTTCGTGACTACCGCAAGGCTGATGTGCTGCGCAAGCCCGGGTACCCGCCGATGCCAGTGCATGTGATTAATATTCCTGTGTGGGATCTTGGTGAGACTTACGAGTACATCAGGAACAGGATATGGCTGCACAAGAACACAGAGAATGGCGACATTCCAATGATGTGTACGCCAGAAGAAACTTGGTACACGGGCGACAGCTTCGCAGTTATGAAGCAAGGTGGCAAGCGAGCCATCAAGATATACGAAAGGAGAGAGGATGCAGAACAAGGACTCGCTGATGGATACTTCGTCGAAGAAAGGAAAGGGGTCTATCGCCGCTGCGCAGAATACTGTGAAGTCGCAAACTTCTGCGAACAGTGGAGATCTGTCGGGAAAGATTCTGCTGCTGCCATCGGGTCGGACGGTAGCGGTGATGGAGACAACTGGTAGGGGCACATGGTATTGCATGTACGATGCCCCTCCAATGAGCAGTACGGAGATGCTGAACTCCAACAAGCAGCAAATGTATGACTCGCGTAAGATTGAATTGACTACAGAATTTCTGGTCAAGTACGGACAGGAGATCAAATGGAATCAAAACTGATGGATGTTGATGCGGTGTCTCAGTACGTCGGGCTGACACCGTTCACAATCCGCAAGCTCGCAAGAGAGGGAAAGATCCCAGCCGCAAAAATCGGTCGGGCTTATAGGTTCAAGCGCGATGATATTGATTCGTACTTGAGAGAGCAGTACAGAACCATGACATCGGAGGCGGAATAATGGATACCCAAATTCAAGACGTTGACAAGGTAATGAATACCCCTGAGCAATTTCAACATTGCAACACGATTGTTCAGTTGGTTGTTGATTACGCTCACAAGAACCCCGATGTAATGCTTGGCACCCAGCTTCGTGCCTATGCAATATCATCTGCAATCGCTGCGCGGATGTGCGATCTGGGCGACGAGAATCTGGAAGAGGCTAGCCTTCAACTGGCCGACCTGTTCAAGGTTGTGTACGCAGACTTGGGAGGTCACATCCAAGCGGCAACGCTTCAGTGATATGCAGAACTGCCTCAAGTGTGGGACAAAGACTCAGGTCTATGACTCTCGCTTGACGGAGAACGGAGACCTCAGGCGCAAGCGGAAGTGCCCTAAGTGCGGGGCTCGTCATGCAACCATCGAGATGCTAGATGACATTGACATTCCGTTTGCTGGCCCGAGGGAACCTTCGCCGCCAAAGCAAAAGAAAAAGTCTGAGCAAAAAGGGAAGCCACAACCTAAGATTCAAGGCGGCAGCAAGAAGCCAGCTAGGTTGATGACTGATGATGATTATGAAGAAGACTACACATACACAGCGGACGAGATGGATTTTGTTCGTGGAGTGTTTGGGAACAGTGGAGAGATAGAATGAACCGAGGACTAGACAACGATATTCTGGAGGAAGATCTAATAGAAGATGATCTTGATGCTCGTCGAATGTGGGACGCCTCCAGCAAAGAATGCAAAGCTACGTTCAGTGCCCACATGATGGATATGGGCACTGAGAATAGCGAGCGAATTATGAAGAACCTTCGTCGAAGCGCCCTTGCCCCCTTGCTTAAGAGAATCGTGGATGATGATTCTCTGTGGCAGATTGAGACTCACTTCGATAACGACATTCGCACCACAAGATTTACCGGCATGGTTCTTGATCAGCGAGAGTTCTTTAGAATCGCAGAGCAGGGCGCAAAAAAGAAACGATACAACATCAACTTAGATGAGTTTGTTCGTGAGATCGAGACTGAGCTTGTCGTGGGTGGTGGCGTAACTGTTCCACCTCCTATTAGATCAGAAAACAACTTCCGTAGGCCGTTTAGATTGCAGGATGGGTTCAGCTTATGACACCACAATTAGACCGATTAGTAGAGGAGATGGATCGCAAGTTCGAGTGGCTTAGGGACTTTGATAAATCTGAAAGGGAGGTTGCCACGTTGATATCATTGGCACACTCCCTTGTGCAGAAGTTGGCAGAACGCGATAAGATTATCGATGAACTCAGGCAACGCATCGAAGACCTTGAGTACGATAAGATTGGTTGCTAATGAAGCTTATCAAAAAATACATAACAGAAGATATCGACTTTGTTAATGTGCAAGATCGAGCCAATCCAGTTTTTATGATGCGCAAGGATACTGTATATGTATACAGGTATCCTTGGGATTGGTTCGGTTTTTTTGATGATGAGGTTATCGTGCGCGGATCTTGGAAAGAACTTGTACTTGGAGATCCGAATGATTCTTGATATGATCGCGTGGGGGTTCTTCTCTGCCTTGGGGTGGATGGGGGCCAACTGGACAGTGGAGAAAATCAAAGGTGAACCAACTGAACTACGATGTGATCAACCAGCAACTAGCGGAATCGAGGCTGAAGTTTCAACAACGCTTCGAGGAAGCAGTAAAACTCAATGCAAAGGATCGTAAGATTCTTTACAAACGCTGGCGAATGGAGATCGGAGATACTGCTGCAAGAGAAGTAGCCATGTATGTAGAGTCATTCAAGCGTGGCGACAACCCAAAAACTATGGAGAGGCCAAAATGGTTTCAAAACCTGACAACGTCAACAGTCCAGAACACTACCGGCAAGGCGGCATCGAGTGCATCCAAGCAATCGAGTCTGCTCTAACGCCGGAAGAATATCGAGGATACCTGAAGGGCAACATCATTAAGTACATTTGGCGGGAACGTCTGAAGGCCGGGCTTGAGTCGTGCCAAAAATCACAGTGGTATCTCAATCGTCTGGTTGAATTCACTGAGGCAAACAACCTGAAGAACCATGCGAACCGCGTAAATATCTGGGGCGACGTTTTCCCAAGGGCGGAGATGCCAAACCCTGAGTTCAAAGATCCTTTCGCGCAGCACATTCCAAAGTCGCTACTGAAAGAAAAAGAGCAAATTGTTTCACCATCGAAAAATGGTGACGCTTATGATCAAGTAGATGGCTTGTATCATCATCTGAAAATACAGGAGACGCAACAGTGAAGCGGTCGTATGAAATAGTGCAGATGGATGTGATCCGTTGGGCGGAGGCTCGCGGCATCATTCAAAACTCTGACGCTAAGACTCAACTACTCAAGGCAGTATCGGAGATGGGGGAGTTGGCAGATGGTGTGAACAAGGGCGACCGAGAATTAACGATCGACTCTATTGGCGATGTGCTGGTATGTCTTATCAACATGGCAGCTATCTTGGATCTTGATATCGTGCAATGCTTGGAGTCTTCTTACCAAGAGATAAAAGACCGCAAGGGATATCTCACCAAGGAGGGTGTCTTCATTAAGGAAGAATAATGCAATTAGTTGATATAGAGTTTATACAAGAGGCGGGGGATCAAGGTGAAAAAGCATTTCGTGTCGCTCTGGAGGAAGCGGCAAACATGTCCGTTCCAGAGTTACAAGTCGCATACGCAGAATCAATCGCGCTCGTTGAGTATTATTCAACGATGCAGCGTAAGACTAGCTCTAATCCTAGATTACATTTCGACGCGATTCGCAGATGCCTTAAAGAAATGAAGGCTGAGACTATACTGCGACAAGCTGAGGATGCGGAGGATCAGGGGATCGAGTTGAACCGGAACTGCATGGTTCCAACCCGTCCCCTTCTCGACTTGCTTGGTAGGCTAATGATACTTATGCCTACTCGTTCCCAACAATGACGTTGCGGAGGTTGCTTCGGAGGGCGGCTTGAACAGCTTCCTTCCGATACTGCTTCTCCATTGCATTGACATGGTTACGGAAATCAACCTTGGCTTCGTCAGACATTTTCGGGTCTCTTTCGAAAGCTGAGAGTGTCTGGCGCATAGACTTGATTTGATTCTCGTGACCCTGTATCAATCCCTTGATGCTCGGGAAGTCTGGATAGTCCTTGATCATCTGATCTCTTTCAGCATCAGTTGTATCGGGGGCTTCCCAAGCTTTCCATAGCGTATCAATCTTGGCTCGCAGTCTGCGGTCAGCGGCTTGGTCGAACTTATCTTCCTGCACCTCTGCCTTGAACCTACCCAACAATGGTACCGGCTGCTCCCTAGACACTTCATACCCCTGTGCCTTCGTGATTGCCAGACCTGTTGCCTTGTAGACTTCAGAGAACACACCGGGCAGATAGCTATTGATCATGTGATCGACAGCGCCGGGGTTAACGTCCAGCAGACCGGGCGAGTACCGAGCATTCTTACCGCCGGCACCTACCTCAGCAAGACGCTGCATTGCCCACTTCGACATCGGGTTTACAGAGTTGAAGTGCATGTACGCATTCGCCTCTTCGACGTTGGAGTATGGGCTCTGCTCCTTGAAGATCGGGGCACCGAACCTGTTCTCGTTCATTGCTAGTTCAACAATTGGAACAACAGCACTAGGAGTGATGGTTTTCAGGATTGTGCCGCTTACCGTCTTGGACTCAGCGCCAGATCCGATCGGAGAGAACGCATCGAACGCAGCCTTCATAGTTTCCATAGCGGCGTGACCAGCTGGCATGCGACCAGTTATCACATCGTACATGTAGCTACCAGCCGCGGCAAAGACGTTCCAGCCATAGGCAATCGGAATACTGCCGCCAGTTACACCGGGCAACCAAGTCAACGTGGTGTTGCGCTTGTAGGGTGCGATCATGTCAATGCTATCTACACCCGGACGCTCTTCCTCGTCGTCGTCTCCAAATGCGCGGGCAGCCAAAGTTGCCAAGTACCCCATGCCCATCCAGAATCCAGCCACCGAAGCGAACCGACCGTAGTTGCCAGCTTGGAAATCCTTGAACAAACGCACCGTGCCTTGGACAGCGGGGTTGAAGAACACATACGCTGCTCTCAGTTCCCTGCTGCTGCCCTTCATGTTGAAGTTGACGGTCAGCTCTTTGGCGTACCGAGCCGCAAACTCGCGGGACTTACCTGCCTCACGAAGAGCCTTGTATACAGCTAGTCGTGGAGCAATCTCAGTCGGCATAGAAAGCAAGTCCATCGTGGCGGCGAAGGAATCCAACTTGTCCTTAGTCCATGCGACCGTTCCGGTGTCCTTCTTCATAGCCCGATTCAATTTCTCTAGGCTTAGATCTATATTGTCACGATCGAGGAAGAACGTGGCGCCACCATCCTGATAGAACTCTTCGATCAACTTGGCATCCTCATAGGACAATGGGTACTTAGTTGTGATCCTGTCAAGCCAATCACGGAAGCGACCGTCCTTAGCGCCAGCGTAGTCTTTCACCATGTAGCGGAACGCCAGAGCGGTAGACTTTCTATACTCCTTCAGCATCTTCCCAGCCAATACAGCGCCAACCTCTGGATCAGCCGCCATGTTAGCGATAGCTGTCTGAATGTCTCGCAGCATGTTGATCGGAATCCAAGCAGGGTTCCAAGTAGTCACCATCTGGCTGAAGAACCTACTCCATGCGCCAAGAGCCTCGAACATCGCGCTTGACTTCTGCACGTTCATGCCGGTGATTGCTTGGAAGAAGTCGCCCGAACGGTTGTTGAACACCATCTCGACGCTTCTGCCGTTTACCTTGACGGTGACGGACTGAGGATTACGAGCTTGCGTCTCAACTGTGGTGACGTATCCATCAGGGTTTAGCCTTGACTCAAAGACAACTTCCTCATTCAGGTTGCGGATAGCCCGTGCCGCCTCATCAGGCTGAAGATCACGACGCTCTTCGGCAAGACGGATGCGCTCAACCACAGCAGCCAATGCGTCATCCGAACTAATCTCGCCACGCTCCATCATCTGCTTTAGGCCAACCAAGAAGTTGCGACCAGCCTGTTGCGTAGGCTTGTCCGTACCCAGAGCAGCAAGCACTTTGTTGTCAAAGTTAAATCGATCCACGTCGATGCGCTTCATGGTATCGATCGGGTTCACCTCGACGTATGTCTTGTCAGGGTTTTGCTCGAACATACTGAGGATTGCGTTCAGCACACGGTTCTTCTGGCCTCGGATCAATGTAGCAACGTAGGCATTCAGGGTGTTTTCGAGAACATCCACAGCCTGTGTGCCACGACCTGTTGAGCGAATCACATCGGAGCCGCGGACATTGAAGGCACGACCGCCCAACTGAGAACCATCGTACTTGTCGAGATCAGTCTCCTTGTTGCCAGACAGATTGACGTAGTGCTTGTAACCATTGCGCAGCGACTCGAACTGGAACTTGGTGATCATGCCGTTCTGCAACATGTACGCCAGCTTGTCTTTGCTCAGTTGATCAGTCAGCGCAGCAATCTTTCTTAGCTCAGCCAATGCTTCTGGATTAGCTTCAAACTTTTTCAGGGCTGCTTTAGCTTCGGCTGATGTCATGCCTGAGCCCTTCTTGTTCTTGCCAGAAGTGACAGCCTTGATCATATCGTTGCGCTCTTCTGCATGACGAGCCATCAGGTACAGGTCAACGTCCTCGATCGACAAGTCCATCTCACCGAGCTTTCTCAGGCTCTTCATGATCGGGTTGAGGATACGGCGCTGATAGTCCTGAATGAAGTAACCAGTGCGAGCCTCGTACTTGATCAGATCATCGATTACGGTAATGTCCTTGCCAGCCCGAGCCAACTGAGATGCCACCTCGAAGATTGGGAGGAACTGGTTCTGAGCACCAGTAACCACCCAACGCTTGAAGCGGTTCCAAGTAGAAGGATTGTCTTGCAAAGGAGATGCAATCTTGACAACCTGATCTGGGCCGATGTAAGCCAGCGTCTCCCGTGCCTTGGCTACCTTGACAGTTCCCTTCTGCTTCAGGATGTCATGAGCCACTTGCAGGGTGTCGGCATCGGTGATGTTGTAGTCACCGTCAATGATGCTGGTTGCGCCCGGGTTAATCGTGAACACAGTCCAGCGTCCGGTCACAGGATTCATCCGAGCGTACGCAGTAATGTTGCCATCACGGTAAGCGTAGGCTTCAACCGGCTGATCCTTTGCACGGTTATACATCACCTCCATCGGTGCGCCAGCAAGCGGAGAGATCCCCTGATTGCGAGCAGCGTCACGGGCACCTTGCAGTACTGTTGCTAGTTCGACATCACCAGAACCATCCAGCCACTTAGCTACGTTCTCAAACCCATGTGCCTTGAGCCAGCGAATCAGCTTACCGATCAAGGTATGGAATGCGCCAGTGTCACCAGCCGCAGCCATATCCGCGATTGCTTCTTCGATAGCTTCCGACTGAGACATAGGTTGCCCCATCTCATCAGCCTTGGCCTTGAGTGCATCAGTAGCCTTGCGTACTTTCTGGTTCAGTCTGTACTGAGTGTTCAGGAAGTCGTCCAGCTTGTCACCCAAGAACGCACGAAGCCCCCAATGTCCGTACAATTCGTGGAACATTGTGAACTTGGCATCTTCCGGATTCGTGTGGAAGTCTGACAGGATGTAGATATGTCCCGTCTTTGGATCAAGTGCACCTTGGAATCCTGTAGCACCGAAACGCTGGGTCAACCGAGCACGAACATCGTCAGGCAACTGGTTCAGGTTTTGTACCACCGTGTACTGAGGCGGCACATCCCACTTAGCGAACGCAGTTTCTAGTGCCTCATTGATGTTCATACCGGGCATCGCGCCAGAATTCTCAATGCGCTCAAAGGTGATGCTCTCATCTGGCACAATCTCGTTGCCATCTGTATCGTACTTGGCTTCGAGATCCATAACGTCAGCAGACACAGAGGCACGCTCGTCCTCCTGAGCCCTTTCGTCCATCAGTTCGCCAATGGTCTGACCAACATCATATCCTGACTCAATAGCCTCTCTTGCTAATTCGTTAACTTCGAACGCATTCTGCAAGATCTTGGCGAGCTGAGCCTCCTCCGCGGTTGCAATCTCCTTGCGGTAATTCATGTATACCTCAGGAGACAGGTAGCGCAGACTGTCAAGTTGACTGTAAACCGGAGAGCGCATCTTCATCTCGATGTTGCGCTGAGCCTCGCGGAATTCACGGGCGCGGAACTCTTTCCATGCAGTCATCTCGTCAGCAGTCAGGTATTGAGACAGTTGAGGCTCAAGATCTGGACGTGCCTGAATAGCAGACTTGATATCCAACATCCACGAACGTACTGGATCTTCTGAGATCTCCCTGATAAATACAGCATCTTCAGGATTCATGCGGTCAGGATTGCGCATCTCGTTCAGGGTGTAGTTCATGAACAGAGCGTTAGGGAATGCTTGCTCAAGACTCATGAACGAAAGCCCTCTGCCCGGTTCTTGCTCAAACCGACGAGTGCGTAGTTCGCGCATCTTCTTTTGCCAGTTGTCGTAAGAGACTTTCTCTCCAGCGGTGAGCTGCACCATACCTTTGACAGGCAATGCTTCATACGACTTGAACCAAGCGTGACGCGCCCACATAGCGGAGGATGGGAACTTCTTTACCCAATCGTTCAGCTTGTGGTTGGCCGACACGTTGCCTGACATGTCGATGTATTCCTTCTTGATCTCCATGCCAAGGCTACGCATCTGATCGTAAAGGTGCTTCAGGCCAATGTCATTCTCACGGATAGCCCTGATAGCCTCAGCGAATGTCATCTTCTCGCGCTTCTTGACTTCGCCGGTCTCCTCGTCTATCTCGTCCTTCCCAGCCATTGCTTCAGCCAAGCGACGAGCATCAGTGCGCTGTTCATCATTGAGGTCAAGCTCAGCCTGAATACCCTCAAGTGCAGGGTAAATCTCTGGCTCAACCTTCGAGACCTTCATTGCGTCAACTTGCTGCGCCGTGTCCTTCAGTTGGGCACGAACCAGATCAGCAAGCTCAGCGTCACGAAGCTCACGCAGTTGGCGCTCTGCCTTAGCAACGGTCTGCTCGATCAGGTATGGCTCATAACCCTCTTTGGCCATCTCTTCTCGGATCTTGGCTAGCTCTGCTAGGTTCCGATCTGCGGTGTAGACCAGAGTGCGGACGCGACCAGACATGATTGCAGCCTGTTCTTCAACAAGCATATCTGACTTTGTTTTGTACCCCTGCTCTTGTCCACGCTCATCAACCTGACGCTCCCCTTGCATTGCATCTAGCTTTGCTTGCGCCTGTATCTGGGCTTCTTCTCCGCCATACATGCCAGCCACAGCCATCTGGGTAAACACGCCACCAACGTCGTTATCCAGTATGCCGCGCTCTTCTTCCATGCCGCCAATTTCAGCAGCTTTCTTGTCTGCTGCCCTGCGTTTTGCTTCTTTGGCCTCGGCTATTGCAGTTGCTTTTCTCTGGGCGATTTGCTCCTCAATCTTCTTGGAGATCCCGCTCATCAATTTGTCAACGCGCTTATCGTAGCCGCGTCTCTTCGATGTCAGGGCAAGTCTCTTCTGCTCGTCAGTCTTGAACTGAGCTTCGGATACCCGCTTGGTGCGCTCGTCTTGGATGATCTTTTGCAGATCGACGAAGTTCTCCCCGAAGGCGGCAAGGTTGGACTCGCGGAATACCTTGGCGGCTTGGGCAACTTGTTCGCGACGCAACAAGTCAAAGATCTGCTGAGTTGCAGCGTAGGCATTCTCAGCGTCAATCTCCTCCTGTGGGCGACGGAGCTGTACCTCTTGCTCCTCTTGTGCGGGCGGCGTAATATTAGGATCTTCACTCCATAATTTACGCTGACGTTTGATGTACGCCTCGTTCTCAGCTATAACCTCAGCATCAGCACGAGTGTCACCCTGAGCGGCTTTTGCTTCTTCGTCGGCCACAATCTCGTTGAACTTCAGGCCGTACTCGCGGAAGAAACCCTGCTCCTTGAAGATCTTCGATGCCTCAAGAGTCTTGCCATCCCGGATAAGGGAGCGGATCTTAATGAGGGCTTCGTTCTGATCTGGGTCGAAGTCAACGCTCTGTGCGATTTCTAGATTGCCGGCAGCTTCGATCTTATGCTGATCAACAAACTTGACGAGCAAAGTCCTGAGGCCATCAAGGTCTGCCACCATATCCTTAGCCATCTGCTCACGAAGACCAAGCTCGTTGTATCGTGCAATCAGGTCATCCAAGACACGGATGATGCGCTGTAGCAGGGATGGATTGTTCTGACCAACCTGCTCCCAGAAGGCTTTGTCAGTAAACAGAAAGCCCATAATGTCAGCAGTCATCTCGTTGTCTATATCCGACGGGGCATACCCTACAGATGACAACTTCTTGCGGAACTCTCTTGACTTATTGCTATCTAAGAAAGCTTTGACTTCTTGCTCAAGCTTCAGCGCTGCTTCTGGGTTGCGGCGGCGAAGTTCGTGATACAGCTCATGCCCCAAGATGTGCAGCTGATTACGCCTCTTGGCCTGAGCAAAGTTCAAAACAATTGTATTACGGCCAAGCGACAGGCCCTGACGATTCCGTGTGCGCTCGTTCGAACCCATGTACTTCACGCCATAGATCTTCATGCCGAATGCTTTGGCAATAGCTTGGAACGCTGGCGGCACCTCAGTCTGAACGTACAGGCTTTCGTCTAAATTCTCAGGGTCATTTGTCTTGCCGTAATCATAACGAGACATCCCGGCGCGAACCTCGTCGAAAGACATTGGCTGTTCAAGGGTCTGATCTGTGGCAACAGGAGCTTCCATCTGAGCCATGTCAGCTTCAGCCGAGGTCGGGCCTTCGACAATGGCTGGCTCATTAGGAACCGGCGGCAGGCCTACCTCGTTAGTCCCAAGCTGGGATTCGACATCAGCCATCTCAGCATCAAGTGCGTCAAGGTCTGGGTCTTCGATACCATCAGGAATGTTCTGCTCCCACTGAGTACCAATATCGAGAGCTGTAGGTTCCAAAATCGGGGCAACAGTGGCACTTATAAGTTCCGGTGGGTAGCCCTGATCTGTCATGTCCCGGATGATCTGCTCAGCACGGGTGACGCGGTAGTTCTCTGGATAGACCGACAGGTTACGAACCAGACGCTCATAGCCACGGATGCGGATATCCTGATCTTCTTGGCTCAGAGGCTCACGACGAGGGGCAACAACAGCAGTCTCACCTGTCTCGGCTTGCTGGATCTTCTCGTCAGTAATGCCTTGGGCACGCTCTTCGGCAATAGTCTTTGCCAGTTCGCTCGCCCGGATAATGCCAGAGATCCCACCGGCAGTCTTAGTCTCAGCAGCTTCTAGGGTTGCAGCCTCAAGATCAAAACCCTCAAGCTGCGCGGCAACCTGACCGACAAATCCCGGAGCTTGGGTAGCAATGCGCTTACCGGCGTTGACCAGATCCACATCCTTAGAAAGTTGATCCAAGTCCAGACCGGGGTTGGCAGCGCGGAGTTGTGCCTTGGTAGCGTCGTCTCCAACAGAGTACATGTACGCCATGAGGCCCTGATCCCTGACCGCGGATACCATCTCTACAGCCGCTAGGGTTCTAGGACGGAACTCTTTTCCGGGCGTAGGAGGGGTCGTTCCGGATTCTCCGGGCTTTGATTCCGTATCTCCCGGCTTTCCTTTAGGCCCACCAATAGCCCCCATAAAGCCACCAGAAACGCCGCCAACGGCAGCAGCAGCTCCGGCAGCTTCCGGTACACCCTCAAGGAGATCTTGCTCTGGGCGGGCTCCTGACGCGAATGCGCCCACGTTTGAGGAGAAGGTAGATCCACCCTCTTCCCCGGACTCTTGCGCAGCCTCTTTCAGGAAGCCTTCACCAGTGCGGCGAACGACTCCCTTCTTGGCAGCGTCAGCCACAGCCTTCTCTGAGACATCAGTGACTCGGCCCAAGACCTGAGCTTCCAGCTTACCGGCACCAGTGACCTTGCCCAGCAGAGCGGAGATCGAGCCAGCCAAGGCGGTAGAAACCACGGACGCATCGTTAGCCAGCTTCAGCCGCGCCAGACCTGGATCGCCCAACTCCTTCAGGAGCTTCTGATATTGGGGAGACTTGTCCAGCTCTTCTTGTTTCATTGACAAGATTGACTGACGAGCGTCGGAGCCAGCAGCGGTGCCCTCCATGACAGCGTTAGCACCGATCGCCACCCGGGTAGCATTGGTCGTAGCCATAGCTGATGCGGCTTCCATCGACAGCCCACGGCTTAGCGCGTACTCGATTGTCCGGACAGCGGCGGCACGGGCAGCAAGACCAACGGTAGCAAGCTGCGGAACCATCTCAACCAGCATAGAACCGGCAAGACGAGGGTTGGCTAGGACGGTACTGAAGCTGTCCACGAATCCCTTGGTATCTTCCAGTTCTTTACGCTGAGCCTGTAGCGCAGGGGATTGACTCTCCCTGATCTGCTGAACGCCTTCGGCAAGATTCTCGGTTCCTGTGCTTCCGGTGCGGGCTTTGATTGCCTCATCCAGCGCCCCTCCACTAACCAAGTTGCCGATCTCATACACGCCCTTGACAAGCTGAACTCCGCCAGCAGCCAAGTCTTTAGCCGCATCGCCAAAGAAATCGCCTTCCAATGGACGTGACGAATCCTGAGCAGGGGGAGTGTCGGTAATGCCTCGGGATTTTTTCCACGCAGCTAGTTCTTCTGCGTCGGTTTGATATCTGGAAGTGGTGGTCGGAGCTTCGCCTGAAGGGGGTGGTGTGATACCACGGCGGCGAGTAGCGGAAGGAAGGGGTTCTTGCAGAGCACGATCAGCGAGCACACCCGGACGGTAGTCTTCACCTATTGCCTCACTAGCAATACGCCCCGGGACGTACTCTTGTCCAGTTACTTTCTGAACAAAGTCGCCCGGTTTGTATTCACCAGTGGAGATCCCCTTCCCCCTACGTCGAACTTCAGAACCGGCTTGGTTGGAAGTTTTGTAGAGGGAAGTTGCCATCTTTCAATTACCTTTTCGGAGGGTTATAAGGTATTTCTTTGATCGCTGCTGATGCGGCCTCTTCTAGGGATTTGACTTTCCCTGTCTCGTAGAGGTATCGCGCACGATCCAGTTGCTCAATAGTATTCTTGCGATAGTAGTCGGCGTTGAAAACGAAGCCCGGTTGCGATGCTTGCTTTTCTGCCAACGGGAACATAATCTCCCGCAGTTGTTTCCCGACAGTGTCTTTCTCGCCCTTGTCTTTCATGCTAGCAATTTCGATGTCTTTGCGAGCACGATAGACTTCACGATCCATAGCCGCCGCATTAGACTCGCGACTACGGGTAGTTTCTCCAGCCTCACGCATTTTGGCGCGATCTGTCTCTGCTTTCTGAATAGCGCCGGTCTTCTTCATCTCGCCCATAATCTCGGCGTATGCTTTCGGAGACATTGACGGAAGTATAACATCCTGAAATGCGTCAAAGACCTGTTGTTCCTTGCCATTAACCATACGGGTGCCAATGACACGTGAGCCGGTGAACTCGTCAGGAACGACCTTCAACATCACATCATCGCCAATCTTGATCTTGCCTTTCTTGGCGAACATATCTTTGGTTCCAGCGACATCGCCAGTTGCCAAAAAGTAACGCATTGATTCCAGCGCACCCTCGGACGAAATCTCTTTGCGTCGAGTGCGAGCAGCGTCCATCTGCTCCGGGGTGAGTCTCCCGTGCTTAGCCAGAACAGCATTGAATCGGTCAGCAAACAATAGCTGCTTCTCGATCTCATCCATCTCGCCAACGCGCTTCAGGCTTCCGGGACGGAACTGATTGCCGCGAGCCTTGACATCAGCGATAGCGGAAGGGCCATCTTGGAAGCGGCGGAACCCAACGGTCTTGCCATCAGGTGAGATCTCTTCCGCCTCATAGCCAGCCTTGGTTTCGGTCATAAACTGATCTAGGCTTGCCCTCATATCAGTAGCCATAGCTTCGTCACGCTTAGCTTGGTCGAGCTTAAGTTGAGCCTCTTGACGAGCGATCTCACCCATCTGAGCATCACGCTCTGCCCGGGCTTTCTCCAAGGCAAAACGATCTCGATCCATAGCCATGCGCTCTTTGTCCCGCTCAATGGCTTGCTTCCGTGCTTCCATATCTTGCACGTCGCTCATGCCCTTAGCGAAACCTCCAACAAATGCGCCAAGTCCAGTAGCCATTATTTTTTACCTTTCAATGCTTTTCTACGACGCTGGGTTGCAGCCGGTGTGTGGGTCTGCTTCACCAGTTTGTCTAGGTTTGATTTGCCTATACGCTTCACCGTGTCAGCCGGGATGACGTACTCGCCGTTCGATAGCATGGCTGGGACTTTGTCATCCACCGGCCCACCGGGGCCACGCACGGGGCCGGGGCCTTCGTGCATCATGCCGATTGCCTTGCGGTTGAATGGGGTAGAGACATCAGCCTCACCACCGTCAGCAGCAAGGAACCAAGGCTTCGTGCCACCGCCAAACAACATACCGCCAGCTTGACCAACCCCACCCCAGAGCGCAGCATCGGCTTGTTGCTGAGCATTATAGCCCTGCATACGAGCGCCAAACTCTTGACCGTAGATGCCGCCAGCATTTCCGTAACCCTGCTGAACGCCAGCCATCTGCTGTGAGTAGCCTTGATAACCGGGCTGCATGATCTGACCCGGAGCCATCGCAGACTGACGGGCACCAGCAGCAGCTTGCAGGCCAGTTCCAAAAGACGCGGAAACATTTGAAGGCAGTCCACGACCAAGGGCAGCAGCGTCATACGTCAGAGCACGGCCTTTATCAACAGCAGTCTCCCTAGCGCCAGTAGCAGCGCCAGCACGAGCCAAAGCTTCTTGCAGGTTGAGCTGCTGGTTCAGAGCTGCAAACCTACCGGTGTTAGTGTTAATGCCGGAAGCACGGGACTGACGCTGGGCTTGACCGCGCACATTGGCAAACGCTTGACCGATGTCACCGACAGCAGCGCGAGCCATTTTCTCCTGCTCAGCCTCAGTACTAAACTGCATGGCCTCGTCAGTCAGCTTCTTCTCAAGCGGACGGAAGGTGCCCTTCATGTAGTCTTCGTACTCAGCAGCTTGCCGCATAGATTCCTGCTGGGTCTTGACCTCGCCCTGAAGAACCTCAGTGATGATCGGCTTGAACTCTTCGTATTGCTTTTTATAGAACGCTAAGTTCTCTCTGGCAATTTCCTTCTGGGCTTCTGCCGCGGTCTTAGCTGCTTCAGCACTAGCAACCATGCCGGGGTTTGGATCTGGAGCACTTCCCTTGCCGCCGCCAAAGCAAATGTTCCGCTTTTCCCAAACGGCTAGCTTCTGCTCAACACGGTCTCTAGGGTTTACTTCCCCATAGAACTCAGTGAAGCTGTTGTATTTGTCGAACATTCTCAGTCCTTTATAAATCGACAATTTTCTTTCCACAAAACGTACAGGATGACATCACCGCCATCGTGAGCCGCGCCCTTGAGCGTAGCCTCAACCTCGAAGCCGACGTTTTCTACAAAGCGACGAGAGTCCACATTGGATTCATCTACCCAAGCTGTGATCCTCTTGCAATTCATCTGCTGGAATGGGTATGCGAAAGCTGCCTTCAACAGGCTTTTGCTTACCCACCGTTTCCCTCTACCTGCACAGTGCATAAAAATGTTGTTATTTGTGTAACCATCATACAACACCGCACCCATCAGACCACCGTCCACTTCCCGAGCGATCCCTTGCATCCCGGCGGTATACATCACCGGGACTCCGAGATCTTTCAGGAAGTGCCACACACGGTCTGGATCGTTGATTAGTCGTTCCATAAATTATTGGTTAAGTCGGTCAATGATCTCGTTGATCTTTGCGACTGCCTCATCCACTGTTGCTGTCTCTTCTAGGTACTTGATCTCCCCTCCACGAACCCCTGTCAAAATTTCAATATTTTGCTTCATGGGATTCAGGAGGGTTGATAGCCGCCTATCAGGAACAACAACCGCTGGGATTGCTGGTTTCCTTATTCTGGTCATAGTGACTTAAGCTCCTTCATGGTCTCGGCCATCTTGATATAGCGGAACTCAACATTACCAGCTAGCTTGATCTCAAAGATCTGCCCTTTGTAACCAGATGGCAACCGATAAGTACCACTCTCAACATACACAGTGTTGTACTTTTCTACGCCATCGACATACAAAGTAAACTGGATGAAGCGATCATCAAGTGCTTCCGGGATTGGTTGAAGGATAGAGCCACCAAGAGCAAAGTGGTTCAGTGGTGTGTCGTTAAGGTCGCCCTCTAGTGGATCGCCAGTATCAAAAAGAATCTGGTTAGCATCCTTAATAGACTGAACGTAAGCTTCCCATTGGGCTTCTGCCTCGGCGCTCAAGAAGTCGGCATCAAGCTCTATGGCACCCAAGTTAACAGGGTCAGAGAAGATGAACTTCTTAGACAACCACTCGAAAGGCCAGTTGTTTAGCTTATCGCCCTCCCACTTGTAGACCGTTGTATCCCAGAGGTAGTAAAGATCAGCTGTTTCTGGGTCTACAAATGTTGCTCTTGCTTTGATGTTAGTCATCGAGAACGGAGAGCTTTGCATCGTCCGGTCAAGAATCAATCCGCCGCTGGTCAGATACTCGGTTCCCTGTTGATAGAAGCCGAAGTACTTGCCACTATAAACAGCGCCTCGAATCGTAGCCGGGTTGAACTTCTCGAAGTTGTCGCGCAGCATGATGTTGCCAGTTGCCAAGCCAGTTCCGGCGGGGCCGACAAGACAGATCCCGTTAGGGCTTGCGTACATCACGCCGTTTGCATCAGACGCTACCGATCGAGCAGAGATGCAAGGCTCAAGCTCAGTCAACTTCTCTGGAGTCATAGCCGCTGGATCTGAGCCAGAGAATACGACCGGATATCCTTTCGTCAGAACAACAACGCTTTGACCGTACACTGCAATAGCAACGATGTCAGCATCTACAGTGTAGCGATAAGCAATAGGCCAAGCTTGCGGGTATCCAATCTCAGAGAACAATACCTCTCGCAAGTGGAATCCAGCCAAGAACCCAGATGGATGACCAACAATACCAGTCAACGGCCCGGGAGGAATTCGCTCTACAGTTTGAAGCTGTTCGCCAAGCTGAGTTGCTGTCTTGTTGTCGTTGTAGGTATAGCCCGGAGTTGCTGCGTTACTTGCAGGGATCTCATCAACAAACAAAAATGTCGGCGTTACACCAGCAGAAGAAACAGATCGGTAGATGCGAATCTTTGTTACGTTCTGGTGAGAAAGACCTGTTGCATTTTGAAAGTTAGTAAGGTTAACAGTTTCGCCAGTTGCCTTAACAGTTACTACATTCGAAGCAACAGAAGGCGCACTCTCTTCTTCAATGCCGCCAAACTCTTGAATGAAAGTGTAGACGTAGATTCTATCCTCAGAAGACCCACTGCCGCTACCTACCTTAGTTGCAGTAAGAGCTGAGGTCGGTTCTGGAACTTTCCCATACAACCAATCATCAGGAGGGTTGCCACTGTCAGATCCCGCAAGATCTGAATTGGTTTTTTTCAACTCTGCGTTTTCTGTGTAGTAGATCGAGGAAGGATTCGTGTCGTCGATAACCGGGTTCAGGGCAACCGTCACAACGGAATCCCAGACTAGCCAGCGATTATCTTGATCAGGATCTTTTATCTTGTAGAGGGTTTCGCCAAATTCAATACATTGAAAAGCCGGAGTCGCGGGGGCTGACTTGTACCAACCCCTGAGATCTCCGGCATACAGTTTTGTATTGATGGCGCGTTGAGCCTCATTGTCTTGAAGCAAGTGGGCGGCCACCCGTGGTACATAACCGCCCTGCGTCATTAGCTTCAGACCTGCCATTTTTCCCCCTTACACAATTCGCTCCCCACGGAAGTACGCTTTACCGTCGTGGACAGAGCAGAACTCTGGATATGTTAATTGTCCGTCTATGATTGTCAGCACAGCAAACCCAGAACAGTGATTCGTTGGGTTGTCTTCGCCGTAGTGCATGTGATCGCCATCTATTTCAGCTAGGGTGCCAGTGTCCACGCCCCACCGAGTACCGCGGTAATCAGTTAGCAATGTGGCTTGTAGCCTGTGTAGATGACCAGTAACCATTGTCAAGCCGCCGTACAGAGTGTTGTTCCATGTTGCATGGACTCCGTTACGGAAACGATGCTTGATCATTATTTCTTCATTGACAAGCAGACTCATCGACATGTTCCAATCAGGGAAGTGATCCTTGAGTGTGAACCCGCCAACTCCCTCGAACTCTGGGACATTCTGTGCAAGCCTAGATTCGAAACGCATGTCGTGATTGCCAAGCGTCCACCGCAGAGCGCACCCTCTAGGAGATGCCTCTTTGATTTCTGCCAGACGCTCTTGAACGGCATCAAGCTCTTGCTTCACGTTTGGTGTCGAGCCCCATCCAGTCTTGGGGAATCTGCTTATTGATGAACCATCGAACAGGTCGCCATTCATGACGATCATCTGTGGTCGTAGTTCTTCTGTTAATGATACAAAAGCCTCATGTGCAGGACTGACAACGCCGGGCCAGTAATGGGCGTCTGATGCAACAAGTATTGTGCCGTTCCATAATTCACAATCAACGCGTGGCGAATGCTCTCTAAACGTGAACGTAGGGGAACTCGGGTGATCGGATTTAAGAATTGTGTCATGCTTCGCCTCTATTCTCTTACGTCTGCGATACACAGCGCGTAGTCCTAGCCCCGTCTCTTCAGCAACCTTTGCGGCAGATCCGTTTCTATTCCAGCTATCAATAAACTCTTGTTCAGATACCTTCATACAGCACCCTTATTTTGGGAACATAGTCATTGCCATGCTCAGCAGTTTAAATATTAGAGCGCCAGCAGTTGCCGATACGCCTGACAACCACATCAATGTCTTCCAGCCGCCTTTTGCTTCAGAGAGAGTTTCTCTAATCGACTGTAGACATTCTTTTACTTCACGGAGTTCTGCATGGACTGCGATCAGCTCTCGCTGAAGGGCCTCGATCTCCGCCTCATGACGACCTAAGTCGCGGTGAACCTCGATGTCCATTACGCAATCCTTTCCCCATTGCGGAGTTGAGCTAGTGTCTTACCACCTGTGTATTGAAAGTGCGGGAATTCTTTGAACCGCTTCCAATCTCCTGCCCACTCCAACCCGGCCTCTTTACCCAGCCTACCAACTTCTTTCCATATAGGATTCTTCACATCCCAGCACGGCTTGCCGTTAATTATCGGTACTATATCAACGGCGCACCTGTGATTATGCCAACTTTCTCCGGCTTTTGCATTAGTTACAATCTTGCCGGGTTGCGTTCTGCCTTGTGCGTATAGTGCGTTCTGGCTTTCTGCGTCCCGGTACGTAGAAGTTATCAAGATGTCTATATCATTCTCATGACATAGTTCTAAGAACTTACGAACCTTATCTTGCACTGCTGGCAACAGGTCATCAATCCTTCGGCTGTTGGTCATTTACTAATCTTTCTTGGTCTTTGAGAACTTTTTGACAGGCAGTTAACTGTTCGACTACTTCGTTTGCTCTGTGGGCGAGGGCGATAAGATCCGCTCCAGTTCCTTCAGAAAGTCGGGCTCTCGTTTCACCATTATGTCCGCCGGAGGAGGAGGGAGAGTCGGGCACTTGTCCACCACCGTCACAGGTTGCATTGACCCACAGCCCGTCAGACTTAGCGCGAGCAATAGCATCATCCTTTTCACGATTCTTCTCCTGTAGTTTCTTTTGGTACTGAGCCGATGCTTTGTTTAGCTTTTTGGCAAGAGCAATTTCCGCCGCATCTGCACGATCCCTTGCCGCCTTGATCTGCTTTGCCGCCTCCTCTGCTTGGGTGGCACGAACCGCATCCCACTCGCCCTGCTTCAGAGTATCCCCTAACCACCAGCCCCCGGCAAACAGGGCACCCAGAAGAATTATCTTGATCACCCATGCGTATCCCTCAATTAGTTTTAACATTCTTCTTGGCCTCCTCAACCTTTTCTTGCCCTCTAGTCCAAGCGGCTACTCCAAGGATTGCTCCGAAAGCCATGTGAAAGAAACCCCCACTACCAAGGGTCATAGGCACCCACTGTTGGGCTATCATGCCGTCAGCATCCTTCATTTGCATCCATGTCCAGAAAATAGGGAAGATAATGAAGTCACACAGGTTGATTATCATATAGACAATCGCCATCATAGGTCGCCACTGTGTGCGCATCCAATCATCGCCAAAAAGTTTCTTCATCTATTTCCCGCTTAAGAACAACCAGAGCACACCATAAAAACTTGCAAGAGATAAAAAAACCGCAAGGGCGATTGCCGATGCGGTCTGTAAAGTTTTGCTTGACATTGTTAGTCTCCGAAGATTTTCTTCAGCATCCCTATGTCATTCACGAATTTGTTTTTCTTTAGCCAATCAACCCACTGCGTTTTATCATGAACCTTAGGATCGTATGTCTCACAAGAAAAACTATGCTCCTCTTTGGGAACCAGTATGTATTGTGCGATAGGCGTGCCAGCAGGAATCAATTCAGACCCATCTTTAACATTCCATCGGAAGAACGGGTTCATAGAGGCCCATCCATAATCTCGGTGAAACACTCCGGGCAACACATCGAAGCGCGAATCATCTTGATATGGGATCGGCATCTCCAATAAGTAGAACCCCTTGGGCACTTCTACTCTCCAACCACTGTTGTACTTCAGCGCATGCTTCAGGGAATCCTTAGGCCAATGCTCATGAAACCTAACAAAATGATCTTCTTCAACGAACTCAATAGCCGGAGGGGATAATGATTGCGGAGTTCTCCATTCAAAAGAAACACCATCTCCTATTGTTGAAATAACAATATCACTCCAAGTTCTCATCACCCAGCCGTGCCTAAGCAACCCAAATATTCCGGGGCACCTAGCTACATGGCTGTTCCTTTGTAATTTGTAATCTTGGCTCTTGGCTTTACTTGCGTAATCTTGGCGCATCCTATCCATCCACCCATAAGAGATGTTTTTAGCCATCTCCATAGGGAATAGTTGCGCTACATTTTCTTGTTCATTTACAAATCTTAGATGCACAGATCCTCCGCAGGGTCTCATAGTCGGTGTGGGTAAAGCTCATTGTCAATACCCTACGAGTATGCCCAGCCTTCATTCTTACTGAGTGCGGCTCAGAAACATTTAGTATCCAAGTCTCACCCGTCTTAGCCGTGAAGTTGCTTTTCTCTGTTGCTATCTTTTTATCATCATCCCAATCAAAGAATGATGTAACCTCATCGTCGGCCCCGTCTATGTAATAGTTGATTGCCGCAACTCTTGCAAGATCAACATGGATCGCCAATACGGAATCCCTGTCTTTGGGCGCTGCTACCTCAAGAATAGAAAGCTCTGGCACCTCATGTTGTAACACACTTTTTGGAAGCTGTGCAAGCACATAATCTCTGGCCCTGCTCCCCGGCATTAACATTACGTCAACAGGTAGCAGGTCGTACTTATCGGCTTGCTGCTTAGAGTACTTCTGGTGCCTAGTTATTCTGCGGAACAGTGGCAGTGCGATACCATCCAAGCAACTAATGTCCAAGTTAATATCTAATTTGCAAGCCTCTTTCATAAGTACCTCGACACAACTTCGTATGGAGTGTTTTTAAATGAGAAGCCAAGAGACTTTCGGATGTGCGGATTGCTTAACTTGACATCATGGATCTCATCACTATTCAATAACCAAGCTTCGCCGTGGTTAGCGCAGAACGACCCCACCCTTTCAAGTATGTTAGCATTCGTGCGGTAGTAGGAAGTTACTTCACCATGCGTATCGAAGTAAAAATTTATCGAGCATAGTCTGGTGCCATCCTTGTGAGCCGGAAGATAACTCTTGTCATCGACAGGGGTTATGTTCATAGCCCACAACTCAGGAACCTCTATGTCAAGCAAATCCTTTGGCAAGTACTGGAGCAATCTGCTTTCATCTTCTTGTAACGGCCTATAAGTCGTAACAGGAACATCGCCATAGTCTTTGTATTGACGCATGGCGCGTTGAGCATACTTTGTAGTCTTGTCGTATACATGAATGACATCAAGCCCAGCACAGTCGAGGGTGTACCCATCTGTATCGAACTTGATGTCTAGTTTACGGAAGTAACCTTTGCATTCCACTGTTATGCCACTTTAAGAATTAACGAATCTTCTATTGCGGTTAGGACTGTTGCGTTTTGCAAGACAACTTGCCGAGGGCCGGAGATATCTTTGGTGCCTGTTGATAACCGCCCGTCCATTATAAATAGCTTATCGCCAGCGCCAAAGGAAACTTGACTGCCAACTGGAGCATTGATAAAAGAGCAGTTTGGAAGCCCTTGTTCATTGGATACTTCATTGAAACACCAAACAACAGTGTCTTCCATTGGAATCATCCGATACTCTCCTGCATTATGCGGAGTATCCAATGTGTTCCAACCTCGGACACAATTTGTTATAGATCCGGTATCCAAGTTTTCATGCTTATGCTTGCCAGATTGAATGAACCAAAGATATTTGCCGACACCTGCCACGTCTCCGTTTGCATCAATAGTAAAGTAATTGCTTGACATTACTTTGTCATTGATGCTTTCGCCCTTTTCAACCTTGGTTCGGTCGATGATCCACCCGTGGCATGGGTAACTTTTCATTTCCATTAGATCACCTCTATTTCTTGATCTTTTGCTTCTTCTTGTTCTTGATCAGCAAACTTATTAACAAACATGCCATCATGGTAATACCAAGAATCAGCCACAACTGAATCAGGACAATCAACCCAGAACATAGGATCAGTAACAGGGAACTCTTCACCGACATAAGCTATGCGCTGACCGTTGCTAGACTTCTCCGATGGTGAAATTAAAGCTTTCATAATTTTGCCTTAGAAAAAGTTTGTAACAATTACAATTCCAGCAGCACCCGGGCCAGCATTTTGAGCAGTTGCGCTAGAACTGCTATATCCGCCGCCACCATACAATCCGCCAGTGTGACTTGCAACTGTTGCCGCTTGTGCTGTGCCGCCTAGCCCGAACGCACGTGCAGACTCACCAGCAGGCCCGCCGCCACTATAATTACCATCTTGTCCATCAAAATTAACTCCTTCCGGCGGAGTATTAGAGAATGTTGACGTACCAGTACCTCCTGCGCCACTTGAGCCAGACCCAGAAGATTTACCAGCAACACCGCCGGCTCCACCAGTAGCAGTAACATGAGACCCAAACGAAGATGTGCCCCCAGCGCCTCCGTTGGTGGTAGCCGTGCCTGATGTTTGCGCAGTACCGCCAGCTCCAACTGTGACTGTTTCAGTGGAGCCAAGGGATGCCGCAGTGATTACCTTGCGAGAGTAACCTCCGCCACCACCATTCCCGCCTACGTTAGTAGTTTTGCCAGAAACATACCTTGCTCCACCACCACCGCCACCACCAACAACCTCCACCAGAACAGCTTTTAACCCTGATTGCTTTGTCCAAGTGCCGCTTGATGTGAATACTTGAACTACCGGAGGGTCTGCTGTAAATGTAACATCACCAGTAGCGCCATTAAAGCTTTTTACCCCTGCATTTGTAATTGTCTTATTATCCTGACCGCCGCTTATACTTATACCTGATCCAGCTGTTAGAGCAAGAACACCAGTATTTGTAACTGTAGGGTCTGCAGAAACACCGCTTCCGTTAGAAACGCTGATTCCAGAACCGGCGGCAATAGAACGAGCAGTTGACGCCCCATCTGCGGTGCGAACCATAATGCCGTTGGCACCCGGATCTTGCACCACATCAAGATTTGCTCTAGCATCTGCAGCATTTCCCGCGCCGGTTCCGCCCTGCGATATTGGCAGTGCAACAATATTCTCGCCAGCCGCAGCAGAAGCAAAACCAGCCGCAGTTGGGCGCAGTTCAAACTTGTCGCCACCAACATAAGAGTGAGCAGATGTTCCTTCTTGACCGCGAACCACAGTCATCACGTCGCCAACACGAGCGGTAACTTTTACAATCTCAAGATTGTTTGATGAATCAACAAGAGTTGCATAGAAGTAATCGCCAGCTCCCAATGTGGGGAACAAAGCACCACCGCTGGAGGCAACCGTGATAGTCGTAGTTGAGGCTGAGATGGAACTTGCTAGTGTAGTACTAGCATTATTAGTCCATTTGATTGCCATTCGTTATGCTCCTATTAAGCCGCGGTTACAGTCCAAGTAATGGTCATAGCATCAGACGCGCCCTTGTTCACAACAGCAAAGGTTGTGCGGCAAAGCATTGTGCCACTAGAACCAGCGTTGAACATGCCAGCTTCTTGCAAAGCACCAGTGCCTACGCCAGCGCCAAATGATGCAACATAGGTAACAACATTAGATGCTGCTGATCCTGATGTCAATGATTGACGCGCAACCTCAGCGCCTAGGGTTGTATTACCTGCTGCTGGGCTAGTGCCGTTAGTGCCAACAGCCATGTGAGACATAACACTTGACGCTGTTCCAACCATGCGACTAGCAATATATGCCAATCCGGTATCAACAACTAGGTTATGGATCTCGCGCTTATCTTTGACTTCTCCAGTTACGGGGTCAAATACTTCAATGAGGACATCGCCTTTCAGCTTGAAGTTCTCAGTTAACATTAGGTATCTCCTTATGGGCCATTCAGAGTGAAGAAGTTCAGAACATAATTG